AGTGGAGATCCACATTTGAGGCCCAGTATTATCAGGGGCTCCCTGAGGCACTTGAACGTTAGGTAAAGTACCCCAGTCAATACGAACAAAATCACCGTTCTCAATCTTACTTGGGATCGAGGGTCCGGTGATTAATATCCGTCTCATGAAAGCTGAAGATTCTCCCATCCCTTTAGGGTGGTCGAAGTTTTCAGAGAAGAACCTAAGTTCCCCGACTCTTCCTTGCACGTTTGCGTGGAGTACTGTGTCCGTTGTCCCCGGCACTATCTGTCCCATCACTACCCGTTCCGACCGCCTCACTAGGTTCAGCCGGTGGATGCTCGTCATCCGTGTCGGACTTCTCTTCACTTGCGTCCTCCTCAGACAATATAATAGGAGAGGCATCTGTGTAATGATCAGGCAAAGTAAAATCCTGAAGGTTAATTTGTTGTCCCTCTGTGAAGAGCAATCGACCTTCTTTTACTCGCACTGATTTACCTGCAGGCACCGTAAAAACTTTTAACACCATCGTCCACTTCCTCCGTTACAATCGTCATCTGAGGCATCACTAATAAAACTGATACCAAACTGGGCAAAAGGATTGATATACGCTTGGATCCTCTCATCGAGTTCTGTAAACCCTGTAGATCCTCGCAAATTCAACAAAGTGTAGTCTTGTTGATATGACTGACTTGTATCTTCAAAGTCCTCACGAACCAATCGACTTGGACGAAGACCAGAAGAACCTGGAGTAATGTATTCCCGGGCTAAAGTAAAGACAATATCTTTGTAGCCAGCAGGCATCGTCTCACCAAATGTCCCGCAGACTCGTACGTCGCGGGTTGGGAAACAATCATTACAGTACCTAATGTATCTTGGGAAGACTTCGATATAGTCAGTATCAACTGTTTCCCAATCGTCGCAGGAATTGCTGCATTCTCGGATTTCCACTGACGTTAGAGACGTCAGAGGTTTCTCGGTGACTGGGAAAAGGAACAAGTCTTGTTTGCCTGTACCCAGGACGATAATACATTCAGAAGATGGGCAGTAATCCTGCCCTGTTAACTTATCAACTAATTCCAAGGCAACGTCCAGTTTTGTTTGAACGTATGCCTCAGAACAGCAGAGCGACTCAGTGTCGCATGAAAAATAGTCAAGCAAATCAGAAGCTAGTAGACACATAAGATCGCCTCCTCCAAAATCTCTTGAAAAACCGTTTTCTCTGATATGGATCGGGATCTACAGTATCTTCATCTTTTGATTCATCTTGCTGACGGTCACGAAATCGTTCCCACCAGGGTTCACGATCCTCACGTTGCTCCTGTCTATCATGTCTCCACTGCTCAAAGAAATCAATGATCGGTGTAGATCTGTAGTTACAGGATTGCACCAAGAGGATAAGACAGACAAGGATCACAATCGTGAGAATCATGTACGATTTCATTAGTAGCAGCCATTAGGCCCACATGTGCGAGCTCGGCCACCAAATACACCGCGGAATACTCTCCGTGGTTGGGCTACCTGACGAACAGGAGCCTGGTAGGTTTGAGCTGGACGGTATGTAGGCTTAGCAACAGGAGCTGCATATCCAGTTACACCACCGTAGCTTACTGGAGGAACAGGAATTCCGTTGATAGCCGTTAGAGTTTCACCAGGTCGCAAACTAGCAACTGCTTGGTCGTAGTCAGACTGAGCTACGCCAGCCACAACTTGACCAGCCGGTACAGATTGAACCGTAGTGGCTGGTGCTTCCAGGCCACATTGGCAACGTGCGTCCAAAGCATCAACACGATCTTCCAGATCGTCAACTCGGCCAATCAAAGCCGACAAGGATACGTCATAAAACGTGGCGGCAATTGGCTCGCCGTCTTGTACGGGAATAGTTCCCAGTCCGCCCAAAAAGGACAGAGAATAGATCAAAGCATTCTTCAACATCGAGAATTCCTTACAGGTTTGAGTTTTCGGGGTCTTCTACAGCCCCAGTGATTACGTAAAAGTCGTGATACTTGCGGCATTGGAAAGCGGATTCCATAGTCATCAGACCAAATCCGCCTTCTCCCCAACCACTGCCCTGTGGACCATACATTGCATCCTTGGAGGGTCCCCAAGAATTGCACAGGTCGGGGTGTACTAGATCTCGCCCACCTACCCACTTACCAGCGTGGAAGAATGAGGCATGGTTACCAGGACCGCGGCCTTGAACGGCATAACCGTTTTGTAGACGCATCGAGCTATTTGCAACATGCCATGCCATGACAATTGGATATTCTCGGGCAATGGCGGTAACAATCGTTTGCTTGAAGCCTTCGTAGTCTTCAGGGACTCGGTAAGGTTCCCAGCCTTTGAATCGGTGAGCGGCTGCGTCAGCCTCTCGGCGAATAGCTTCTGGCACTTGGCGTTCGTTGTATACCAGGTGGCCAATTTCACCAGATGGAAGAACGCGAGGAGCAAATCCTTGGTTCTTCAAAAATGCCATTCCGTCATCCAGCATCGAACCACGATCTTGACCACCATTGATGTGGTAGTACATGTAGTTGTCTGCCAAGGCTACGTGCTTCTGTCCCGTGATATCACGGTTTCGATACATAGCACCAGCTGCTGCCGAGGTGTTACATTTACCAACAGACGATTGGTTGATCATCCATTTGGCAAACTTAGTTCGGATTTTCTTGTAATCCTTTGCCTTGATTAGGCGTTCTGCCTCTGATGCGTCAAGCAATTCTGCTTGCGGAAACTCCGCGTAAACACGAGGCAATTCATCAGGAACCAAGTTACCAGTAGACACCAACGTGCCATCAGGTAACTTAAACTGTTCTACTTCTGCCATGACTTAATCACCTCCTCAAGTTTCGACACAGAGTCGGGAAGAGGAGCGAACTTAACTACCTCTCCACCACGAGTAACATATACGCCAGGAGCTGGCTGTTTAGCCAAATAGGGCTGTGCTGCTGGCTGTTCATCATCCCACTTTCGGTACTCAGCAAACCCGTACTTTTCCCAGATACCCTGTCCTTCAAGAGGTCGCATGGCATCTACCAAGTCTTGCTGGGTTACCGTAGTTTCAGAGTCAACAACCAGAACCAAAGTGGCATCTGCAAAGTCGATACCGTCCTTTCGCTCGTCCTGTTGGTCATCCTTCTGGTCGTCCTGCTGGTCTTCGTCCTGCTTATCGTCCTTGTCGTTGTCATCAATTTGACCTTGGTCATCTTGATTCTGGTCAAATGGCCACAGATCGTTATTATCTGCGTACCACCCATAACCCAGCAAGGCAATAATAAGGATGATCAGAAAAGTAGGAAAACTGCCTGAACTCTGAGGAACTGGCTGAACTGGTTGTACAGCTTGCTGTTGTTGCTTTAGCAACTGAGCCAAAATGCTGTTCTGTTCATTCATTATTATTCTTCCTCGCAAGTTAGTTGTTGCCCGGTCAGAGCTCCGTAAACTTCAGCCAATGTAGCACTGTCTTTTTCATGGCTGGCTTTAATCAAAGCAATCTCCAGCAACTGTTGTTGTTCTGCAGTCAATCGTGGCTGTGGTTTAGTTACCTGCTCCAGGATATCCCGGGCTGTTGGATCCGCGAAGTTTCCTCCAGATGGAGTTACTGTGTCGATTGGATCTTGCTGAGTGAAGTTATCAAACTGCTCACGTCCCCAGTTGAAGACATAGCTTACAAAATACCAACCTACTCCACCGACAGTGATAATGAAGTTGATGAATCCAGTTGTCCATTCAACGAATGCCGCGGAAGGTGCTTCCTGATAAACAGTGACGCCGGCAGCGTTGACAGTTTCGACATCAGGAGGCATTACGGCTGGGAGGGTAAACCACAGGAGTGTTCGAAAGGCGATATACCCAATGAACAAACCAAACAGAAGTTTCGCCCAACGATAATCTTCGTCGAGCTTCAAGTCTTTCAAAAAATCAAGCATTGCTGTCTTTCCCCGCCGTATACCAGGCATTCCTGATACCTCTAGGCAGATTCAAATAATGGGACATAAAGAGATCCTTGAAGTCCCCGATGTGGATCTCAACCATCAGGTCCTTCACAAGTATCAGATGAACGTCCTCTTCATCATCAACTATCTGAAATCCGTCTAAGTAATCTGGCAATGTGTTGTCAGCGTCGTTTGAGATCTTAACTTTGATCTTTCTAGACGTATCCGTTTTGGTGTAGGACTGACAGTGACTTATGCCGAGAAACTCGCAGATTTGGTCGGCTGTAATAGATTCAGCCAGGGCCTTAGAAACCGGACAATAGGGTTGTAGACTATGTGTTGGTTGTAGGCCGAGCTCGTCGAAGTTCTCAATCCCGAGAACTGTTGGGTATCTTTGTATTACATTATACCCTGTATTGGTTAAAATGCAAGAACTTTCTACCCCCAATACTCCAGAAATATGAATAAATCCAGAATCTATCCCCACAAATCTACTACAAGTAGCCAAAAGCTGGGTTTGTTCAAGTAAATCTTCGGTCCAGTCAGACACCTTGTAGATATGATTTACCTTATCTGTGAACCCATAGTCACCAGAGGTACCCAGGAAATACACATGCCATCCTGCTTTGGAGGCACTATATGCCACTTCGTCCCAAACATTCTTTGGAATGTGCCGATTGGGATTAGTAGCTGTAGTGTGAATCGCTAGGGTTTGTTGTATTGGATCTACTTGAATTCTAAAACTACCAATACTTGGTTTATTCTGATTGAGCCTTTTTGCAGCCAACTCGTAGTAGTCAAACTTGTACAACTTATCGTAGTTCGCCAGAAACATGTCTGATCGAATTACTTTGTCGTACTCTTCATCCAGGTCCAAGTTCTTGAACTCGGGACTGTGTACGTCGAACGTTTTGTTGACATTAGTCAGTTGAGAAATCAGAGGACGTTGTGCATCTCTGATAGCCACATCTACTAAGTCCTGGCAAGCTCCAATTAAGATAATTGAATCGCCAATTCCACCATCACAAATGATCAGCTTTTTCATGTCGTTCCTTAATCTTTTTAGTGGTTTCCCAACCTAACTTATAAAGCACCCATTCCAACCCATACCAAATTCTAAGTCCATCTATTACTGGATTAAGATAATTAGTCATTGGACAGAATTTGTAGCCAGCTAAGTGTTTCGGGATCAGCTTTTTCATTGATCGGTGGTGAAGATCATGTTCCTCGGCGGATTGAAATAATCCTACTCGTTGCATGAACTTTATAGACCAATGAAGCTGTCTTTGAGGAACATGAGACCAGCGATGAATTAGATTACCAACACTGGTAAATAGAACCCCTAACCAGAGAATCCTTGGTGCTCCAACCAACCACAGTATAGACGCTAAGGGTACCGCGGCTATTACCGATGATTTTATGTTTGTCCAGGGTGTTCCGAGCAGCATGGCTGTTGGCTGACGATGGTGAAGATCGTTGTCCTCGGCTATTGAGTCAAGGAAGCTTAGAGAATAATTCCCATCTAAGTAACGATCTTCCCACCAATGAACAGCACCTGAAATGAGATCGGCCAGTAACCAAGCTGCCAGAATCTCAATTAGGATCATGCCTTCACCAACATCACAATCTCGGCATCAGCCAACACAGCGGTATCTGTTACCAGATACAGGTTTGCCTTGCTATAAAGCATCAGCATTTCTGCGTCAGTAGGCTCGTAGTGGTTGTTTGTAGTCGTGAAGCTGAACAGTTCCTGAGGATCATTGTAGCTGCCGTCAAAATAGACGGTGATTACATCTCCGTTGAACTCGTCAGGAGCATAGAAGCTGCCACCATGATATGGTGCGAAGTTCTGTACGTCAGAATCAGTCTCTCCAGATGCAATCGAGAAGATCAACTCTGATCCACCTTGAAGGCTATCTGTGCTTCCTGCGGTTCCAGAGGCCTTACAGCTACTGATAAACTGCCTAACCAGAGCGTAGGTTAGAGCATCACCTGACCCACTACTAGCTAAAGCATCGTCGTCGTGAATTGCCTCAGTTCCGCTTCGAAGTGACTGTACAACCCATTTACCGTCCGTAACAAGACGAACTTCTGCTTGTGTGAGGTCGATGTCTACGGTGTGTCCCGCAGAGTTATTGAAGATCAGGTTACACCCATCAAGGGTGTAACTTTCGTATGAACAACATGCCATTTACTGGCTCCTATGGATAGATTGGTTATTAAGAGACTATGCCCAAGTATTGGAAACGCCCGGAGTTCCAGCTACAACGACCCACAAGGTTGATGTCACCGCTTCCAGAGTCAGGGCCGAATTAGCTGCCATCGTGATTGACCCGCCAGTACCGGCAGTTGTCGAATCAGCCCCACCGACTACCTGAACACTTGCTGGCTGGGCAATCGTCACCGTTCCGCCTGCTGAAATATATTGGTGTCTTTGTCCAACTTCTGCAGTTGTCGGCAACGTGTAGGTCGTTGTACCAGTGGCGGAAATGTACGACTCACCCGGCAGCGTCGTTTTGTCAGCGTTTCGAACCTGAGTCTTTGGCGTCGACAGTCCTCGATAGAATCCAGACACTCGCCCAGACACATCGTTGTAGGAGTTTTGCAGCGACAGGACGTTTCCGCTGGACTTCACGCCATAGCTGCCGTCTTGGTCATCGCCAAGGAACTTAAACCACTCGTAGGGCCTGCTAGGGTTCGACGCGATAGATGTATCGTGCGTACTGATCCTGAATCGCTCATTCCCGTTAATGTCAAAGAACTTGAACGCGTTGACGTTTCCTTCTGTGTTCGGATTCGGGAGAAACTGTAAAACAGAATTAACCTTATCGTATTCTACGGTAAACGCTTTTTCTCGCGTTCCTAGGTTAAGTTTATCGGTGAAAATTTCGGCGTTGGCAATGTCATAAAATGAATAGCGGTTAGGTCCAATCATAAGACAAGACAGCTCACTAAGCATCATTGCGGACAAGTAGTCATTTGCAGTATCTGGCAAATGCGTTCCGTCACCTTCCCAGCTCAAATCTGTTAATGCCGAATACGTCTTAAAATGCCGGTAGGCGTCAAACCAATACAGCCCACGATCCTCAGCATATTGGCGAACAAGTGCGTTTTCTGCGTATGTGTCGTTCTCAGTTTCGGCCCCTGTGTCTGAACTGTCAGGCGATGTCAGTATCAATACAAATTCAGTGTTCGCCGCAGCAATAACTGCATCTAGATAATTTATGAATCCGCCTGTTTCATAGCGGGCAACATTCTCCTTGTTCTCGCAGAACCAAAGCGTTGGACACACGTCTGCCAACATCGCATCACGAGTAGAAGTATCCCAGTCCAAATAATCCTCAAAATTCATGCCGCCGCGTTGCATACTGTGTTCAACGAAAGCGTTCTTCGACAGAGCATTGAAGATTACCCGAGTTATCCTAACACGACCGCCTGATACGTGGACCGCCTTGATACCTCGTGAGCCGAAATCACTCCTAAGAAGGATTCGACCGTATGTCGTGGTTGGGTTGTCGCAGTCAATCGACGTGTAGCCTGTGATGTCAGACCATGAACTTGGCGATCCTTCGTCGGTGCTTTCCTGCAACTTGAAGATTCCAGCTCCCGATTCCTTCACGTAATAGACAACGATGAAATCGCATTCTGGGTTGTTTCCATTTACGCTATAGGCAGCTTCACCTCCACTACCAATAGAAGTATAGGTTCCAGCGAAGTTTACTTCGTAGTCGTATTCCTTGCCGCTGGTGCCATCTGCATCCCATGCGTCGCCAGACAGCGACTTAGTTTGAAGGTAAATATCTTTTTCAAAAGTCGCCGCCCACTTGGCTCGAAATTGGTTGTATACTTTTGGGGCAACACTGTCTCCGGTTGAACCAGTTACAAGCTGTGCCTTTAGCGTGGCAGTGATTGTCCCTGTTGCCGGTGTGGTTGGCGTTTGGTCGGTGGCCATCTCGCAAGTGAAAGTCGTGCTACTTGGAACCGTCAAGATTCGCCAACCGTTGTTGTAGTCAGTTTCGTTTGCACCAGAGATCAGCACCGAATCGCCAACAATGAACAGGTGGTCAGTCGCGGTCGTGACAGTCATAGTTGTGCCGGATCGCGTGATACTCGATACGGAAACTGCAGATTGCGTAGTATTCACAATGTCCAGTTTACGCATAGTACGTTTGAAATTCTTCAAAGGTGCGTTGGCATCTACTAAGAAAGAGGAGTCTCTAAGAGTTTCTGCAATCTGCTTGAGGTTCTCGTTTAGGAGAATTTTTCCCTCCATAGAGTCAATTGACATCTCTTGTCGAAAGAGTCCCAACATCTCATACGCAATACCATGTGACTGCATAAGAGGAGTAGGAGAGGTTGCTCCGGGGGAGGCGTCTGGGTAACGTGTCCAGTCTGACATTAGTAATTCCTAAAAACAAAAAGAGAGCCTCTATTACAGAGGCTCAGTGACTTACGCCAAAATATCCCATTCGCCGGTTGCACCTGCTACCAAAGTAACAGAAGCGTTATCAGCCAACGAAGCAAGAGTTCCATTGATCGTAGCAGCAGTGGAGACCGTCCACGAGTTACCGGATACGTTGTTGATCCGCAGGATCTTGCCAACATCAGCAGCAGCTGGGCTGTGCAGAGTCAAAGTTTTGCTCGCACCGGCAGTCAGTCGAATGTAGGTACCAAAGTCAGCGGATACCGTAGTGTAATCATCTGTCTTAGATTGAATCGTGAGTTTGAACAAGCTCAGCATCGTCTCAGCGATCTGCTTAAAGTTCTCGTTCAAAAGAATTTTGCCGTTTTCCGAGTCTACCGAGTCTGTCATGTTGAACAGAGCCAACATTTCATACGCATATCCATTTGCAGACATGAACGTAGTAGGCGAGGTAGCTTGGGCAGTGGCGTCATCAAAACCGGGCCAAACTGGCATAGTAAAGGACCTTTCAAAGTTAAATGGCTGCCATCATCAGGCACTGCCCACCACGGTCAGTGCGAAACAAGGCAGTCCGAAGACTGCCCTGCTTTTCGGCTTTTATTCAGGGAAATTTAGGTAGGCAAATTCACCAAACAGCTCTTTTGCTTTTTCATCATAAGCCTTTGCAGCTTCCAGTGCTGTATTGAACCTACCAAGATGGTGAATTTTTCCCTTATGCTGGAGTCTAGCAATATATTGATACTTGGTTTTGTTCTTCATTAGGCGTTTAGTTACTCCTTTATAACCAGATTTACAGTTTTTCTGCGGACCTGAATTTAAAACGTTTTGAGTCAAAGAGCATAAACGCAAGTTCGACTTTCTATTGTTTAGTGGGTTTCTATCAATATGATCCACTATTTCATCGGGAAGAAGGGATCTTCCTAAAGAAAGCTCCATTACCAATCTATGAAGTTTCGTCGGTCTGGGTCTATGTGAAAAACCGTACCCATTTTGTAGGTGCCAGTTCTGCTTATAAAGTGTATCCCAATATTCGGGATCTACCAAAAGCTTATCTCCTGCTTTAGTGTATATAACAGATTTATCTTCTTGATCTGGAAAATTCAAAGGGAGATAAGGACTAATATCTTTGGCCTTTTTATCGTAGGCTCTGGCAGCTTCCTCAGGGGTTGGAAATGTGCCAAGATAATGGCGTTTCTTGTCTACTTGAATTTCAGCGGCAAATTTCCCATCTTTTTTGGGCCATACACCACGTAACTTTTTCATTTTACTTCCTTTGTAACCTATGACTCATCAGGAGGCTTTCGGTCGATAGCCTCGACTAAGAAGACAGTAAGTCTTCTTAGTTTCGTCTTACTTGAAATTATCAAGTATTTAAACCTAACTAGGGTCAGTCGGGTTGTGATTAACTGGAGCCGTACCAGCCGAGCAGATGCCAGTAGCTGGCGTTCCGCACAGACGCAGGTTCTTAACCAGGACAACCATGTCAGGGTTTTCAACCATGAAGTCAGCTTCCCACCACATGGTGTATTCGAAGCTGTCACAACGAGGCTTACGTTCACGCTCAATCGACAATTCGCGACCGGTAACGTAGATCAGGTTGCTCAATGGCGTGTAAACCATGTAAGTACCGTCAGTTTCCCCGCCACCATTGTCCAGGTTTTCTGGCCAGTTGTTAACGCGGAAGACAGATTCACCAAGTGGGTTGACGCCTTGGCCGCCACTCAGGATGATCTGATCACCCAGGTTGGTAGCTCGGCTGGTCAACTGCTGTACCCATCGGTTGTACAGGCGAGGACCCAGTACCCATCGATACTGATCCAATTCGCTCAAATACTCAACAGGGATGCGGTTCTGGATTTCGAACAACAGTTCGGTAGAGATACCAGCACCAGCAGCGTCGATAATTTGGGTGGAGGGAACGCAAGACTTCAACAGACGGATGAAACCGTCGTTAACGCCCAACAGGTTGTTCAGATCGGATTGACTGTCGCCAGTAGGAATAGCGGTGTCGCCCATAACAGCGGCACGTTCCATGTCAACAGCAATACGCTTCTGGAATTGACCCAGCAACGTTTGGGTTACTTGCTCCCGTTCGACGTTGTAACGCAGGAAGTCACTCTTTACCGAAAAGAAGCTTCCATACTTTTCCAAGTCGTAGGTCAGCATCGAGTCGGTAGGACGAGATTCCTGAGGGCAGCTCGTAGCATGAGCACCCTGAGAAACAACACCACCGAGGTCCAGACGGTGGATCTTACCTTTACGGTTGTCCACTCGCATGGTACGAATATTTTGCAACAGGTTTGAGGTGTTGCGAACCATGTCGAAGAAACGGTCGGACTGAGTCCGATCCAACATGGCGTTAGGGTTGGTTGCTTCGCTGATCGGGATTTGACAGCCCTTAATCAGATCAACCATTTCAAGTTTGCCACTCATCAAGTGTTTTCCTTATACGAAAAATTGGCCGAACAAGTCCTGGTCAGTCACTTCGCCGCTGTCGCCCTTAGCGACTTCTCGGCGTTCCTCACGGTTGGTCAAGTTGATCTTCAGGAGACCAGACAGATCATTCAAGATTTCACTCTTGATGGCTTCTGCCAATTCTTCTGCGGATTCTTGAGCAGGTGCTGACTCTTGCTTAGGGGGATCTTGTTCTTGTTCTTGAGAGGGCAATCGAGCTTCAAAAGCTTCGAATCGCTTGTTGAAGTCATCCTGCATTTTAGCCAACTGGGCTACCAGGGCATCATTTGCAGAAGGTTCTTGTGTTGGTTCTTGAGTTGCTTCAGCAGCTGGTTCAGTGGCCTTAGCAGGTTCTGCAGGAGCAGCCTGTAGTGCTTCAAAATCAGCTTCTTGCAAATCAATGTGTACAACTTCTTGCTTTGCTGCTTCACCTTCTTCATTGGTGATTTCTTCCGACTTCAGAACTTCCTTTTTGCAATTTGGGAAGTACTTGTCGATCAGACCTTCATCAACCAGGCAGACTCGCAAGGACTTAACTACTTGAGTTTCTTCACTCACAGTGTTATCCTCTACTGGAATATCATTAAGTTCGCCGACTTGCTCGGCATTAGAAGAATCATGATCTAATCGTGCAGCAGTGACGACCGAAACATCACCTAGCTTAACTAGGTAACTCTTTTCGATGTCAAACTGAGCCTGGTCTTGAACCACAGCAAAGTAGTCCGTGTCATTCTCAGTGATGGATGTATATTCAATTCCCCGAGCCTGTAAATAAGCTTTCGCTACATCAACAGTTGGGTAGTAACTCTTGGACAGTTTGAATTTGATAATCTCAGTAGGCACAGCCTCAGAGGTTTCAAAATCAACAGATTTTCCAATAGTCAGGGCAGACGAAGTGTGCTGCGGCATGTGTACGATACTGATTTCCTTGAGGTCAATCATCTTCAGTAGGTCATAAGGTTGTCCGATATCGACACCTTTAACCAACTGAACAAGACCACGCCAGGAAAATGCACCTAGATGCCCTTTCAGTACTTCCTCTTTGGCCAAATCATTTGTTACTTCTGCAACAACAAAGAGTCCGCGGTCACCGACTTTCAAATCGGGGTAGCGTTTTACAGGAAGTCGATTAATGACTTCCATGTTTCTAGCAGAAGAGATAACAAACTCATCGTCCTCTTGGTCGGAAATAAAGGCAGCTTCAGCCTCCCTGACTACACCTGCAGAAACATCATTCCCGTGAGGGTCTTTGATGAACTTGTGATCCCGCAGCAAAGTACCAGTGTTGAGAAATGTGTCAACATTGAACTCGGAAGCAGGAGCGAAGTGATTTTGTCGATCAGGAGACTCAACAGAAGCAAAACCCTTAACGAATACCGACTGATCCGATTCTTGAATGTCCGCAGCTAACGCTGAAGAACCTTCAATCATTTCGTAGGTTGGTAGAGACATTAAGTTTGCTCACTTTCAGGATCAACATTATCATCCGTAGATGGAGGAGTATCCTGCGTTTGAGTCGCTGTTTGGTCTACAGCAGTCGTTGGTAAATCATTTAAATCCTGAATCTTCAAAATCTGTCCACCAGATGTGCGGAGGAAGTTAACATTACCACCAGGAATGGATTCCATTCCAAGGTTAGTACGAACTTCATTGATATCCTTAACACCATTCAACAAGTACATTTGATCAACTTCAGCCTGCATTCGCATATCGCGAACATCGTAAGGATCAAACTTGATGTAGCTGTGAATAATTCCCAGGCCTTTAGAGAGTAGCCTGTAGATTTGGTTTTGCCAGTATTTCTGGCGAGGTGTTACGATACGATCTTTGTACAGTTCAGCTTGAGACAATCCTTTACCTGAGCCAAGCTCTGCGGACTCAGCGATACCAAGAATTGCTGGGCTTGTTCCATGAGCTACCTGAATAGCTTGTGAGTTTGCTTTGTAAGTCTCAAGGAAGTCTGCTTCCTTTCGATCAGCCTCAACTCGTTCGAACTTTACAGAGACAGTCTTTCCGGCTCTATGTGGAATCGCCAATACCATTGTCTTATGGTATTGACCACGTACTTCCTTCGAAAAGTATTCCGTAATCGTCTTGCGGAACTCTGCATCGACATTGGCACCCTCAACAATAACAGCATATCGTGGTACTGTATTGTTGTCGAAGAATTGACTAGTATAGTCTTTGATTCGGGTGTTCGTTTGAATCGCTGAGAGAGCTGGTATTGCATCACAGAAGCCATAGTAGATAGTATTAGGGTGTGAGTTAACTAACCACAAAACTTCATTTGCTGATTCCAAGACATTATCAGTAGTTTCTCCAGTTTTTGGATCTACGAGGTTCCACTCGGCTTTAGCCTTATCCAACGGCCCGTGCTTGACTGGGTCGTACGGTTCATAATAATCACGTTTCTTGGATCCGACTTTAATTGATTTTCGTACACGAACCTTCTCACCGAAATTCTGATAGTAGGTATATTGCGTTGTACCATTGACATCGCTCTCCTCTACAAAACCTTCCCAGTTACGAAGGACTTTTATCCTAGCAGCCGGAATGTGTTGGATGTGCTCGATCTTTTTCGTGATGGGGTTACGAGTAACCTCGATAGCAGCCCATCCAATAGCTTCCCAATCTTGGGCTGCATTTCGGAGAACTTCTTCAAATCCCAACCGCGGATTGCAGTCATGGATAAAGGTTCTAATCTCTTCCAGTTCGGAATTGAACAACGACTTTGGAATTACTTCCTGACCCTCAGCTAGCTGTTCAATCTCGTCGTCCTCGATGACCTTTTTGAAGGAGTCAATCGTGTAGTTTCGATTTACAGCATCTGTGACTTTGGTTCGTACTGCTCGGTAGTGAACTTCATTAGTGTGTAAAAGATCAGCTACTTTTCGTGGGCAGTATGGAGGATCAATAACGTGCCATTTACCTTGCAGAGCATAATGGTAAATGTCTGACTGATTAATCTCATCTGCACTCTGATTTAACCCTTCGATACCTTTAAGAACTTCTGTTCTTTTAAAGCCAGGGATATCAATTTCGGTGTAGGTATCCACCTTTCTGGTGGAAAGACCACTCCAAATTTCAGAGATTCCCTTTGCTAGGTCAGCAGATAAGGTGAAGTGAACTTCTCCGTCAGAGCCTTCAGTAATGAAGCCAGTGACTACAGGCTCTTCGAATTCAGTTGTTTGCTTCATTCTTTTATCCAATGGTTAGGCAATCTGCCGATAAAGTATCTTGGTTCATTTCGTTGTGAGCTAGGATGTCATATACGTCAGCATGACGAGAGTGATCCTGGTTGGATCCAACCCATTCATTCTTTGGGTTGCCTTTTTTGTCCTCAGTATAATTTCTTACCAAGGCCTTCATTTCCTTTAAGTAATCACCACCGTAGACAAACTCAACACCTTGGGGTAGTTGATTTCTCTTAGACCTTAGTTGTGCATATCCGCGGTCTAATGCTTCAGTACGATCAATGGAAATGATCATGTCGTTGTAATTGTACTTCTGAGTACGGTCAGTACCCTCACCCAAGTATTTACAACGCCAAACGACACAATTGGCTTCCTTTTGGAAGTCTTGAGCTAACTTCGACTCAGGGCCTGAGTCAATGACTGCTACCTTGACATTGTATCTCTCGATGAGATTGTGAAGGTCAGCCCAGCCAGTAGTTGTATCCAGTTTTCCAAAGAATACTGCTTGTCGCTTACCCTTTACTGATCTACTAATACGAACGTCTAACCTACTAGGAGCGACGTCAATACCCATTGAGCAAGGTTCCTCAACACTATCGGATGGTATGTAGGACATCTCAGGAAGATGTACCATCTCGATACCTGTAGCACATTGCTTAAGGAGATCGCCAGTAACAGAGTTACCTTGGGCTGAGAATGGCAAACCAAGACGCATATTGTAAAAATAACGCATCTTGGAGGGGTTGGTTAACCCAGCCTGAAACTCTGCATAAAGTTCAGCAACGGTAACCAGGGGAGAGACGATAGAAGGAACATGATACCCTTCAATGTTCTCGGGACTGTGGGCATGTGGTAGCCAATGACAGTCATCGTCAAAACGTTGAACGATTCCTTCTGAGCAGTGAGGACATTTGATATAAATATCTCTCCCACAACCTGGCGTCCACTCTTTATCCCGCAGTTGATAACTGACAATGCTGCCAGCACTATCCTTAATAGGATCAACTACAGTTTCAAACCAGTCCATATTACAGAACTTACCGCACGAATCACATGGAGCCATCCATCTTCTCTGATCCGACTTCAGAAACATCTGGTGGATCTTACCATCTGGAGTGGATGGGTTCGATAGGTAGATCTGAAACTTGTACTGGCTGGACGCCAGGCGTGACATTCCTAACTCAACATTTTCCCAGGTTTGTACCTGGTCAGTTTCGTCAACGCAGTAGAGATCGCCGGCAAATTCAACGAAATCAGACTCTACATTAGCTCCAACAAAGCGAAGCATTCCCTTACCAAAGGACAGAGTGACAGTCGAGTTCATGTTACCATCGCGAACAATCGACTGGTATTCAGTAGATTGGTTGATTGGCCTTTTTACCCGTGAAAGTACGTATGATTCTTTCATTTCGTACTTAGGCAAAATACAGAACACATTGCACCCACAATATGCAGTTGCTAACATGTTGATGACCATGAATTCAGACTTACAAATCTGAGCAGCTCCCATCAAGACCATGTGAGGGCTTAATGATTCGTACCATGCAATGCAATGCTTGAACTTCTGGAAATCCATTGGTTCGTTACGAGTTGTCTTGTGGTACTCAGTTGCGAACCTAATCCTTGTGTTTCGGATCTCGATCAATCGTGATAACTTCTTCAGCTCCACTTCGCTCAGATCCAACACTGCGTTCGTCAAGTTGCTCGACATCTGTAATCGCCCTTAAGGTCCTAATAGATTGTAATTGCTCAATGACCCTTTGTTGTTGTTGCTCACTGGTAAGTTGTGCAAATTCATCCTCAGTTCCGGTGTCCTTACTATCAGCAATTCGATGATAGATTTCGGTTGCTTTCTTAGGAAGAATTCCAACAGATTGTTGAAGATCGATGAGAGTCTTCTGAAACTGATGTAAAGTTCTCATTGACTCATTGAAAGCTTTGTGATCAGGTGCTTTCTTAGTAATCTCATCCTTAATTGGATCGTACACTGGTTTTGCTTCAGAATACTTAGATGCCTGGTAGAGGCACATATCTATGTATTTTTGAAGCGAATACATGTGATCAATTAGGATATCAACAGGCCGCTGATCTTCTAGGTGCTCAAGAGCTGATTCCCTGGCTTTCTGAAGCCATAGGTAAATTGTTCTCTCAGAGACGTCAAAGAACTTTGCAAGTTGTGGTACAGAAATACCGTCGTACTTCCATTGAAGACAGTATTCTGCTTTACGCTCCAAAGGAAGTGATTTGAAATTTTCTGGCTTGAGTTTTTGAAAAGCCATATCTAATCACTTTCTAGTCGTCACCCATAGCCCATTCTAAATGGCCAGTCCAGAACGTATCGAAGCACCAAATAATTGCCATCCAAACGTCTAAGGGTAAAGGAAATAAAATGTCGTGGTTGCCATACTTTATTCTTCCGGTTCTGGAAGAAAAGGTTTCATTTGGGTTACCAGCCAGTATGACGTTGAGGCCTTGACTAAATGCTTCTAGTAGGTTCAATCCATACTGTTTGAGAGTCATTATTCACCCGTTGCTTGAATAGCTACCATCTCTGGTGCAGTGATATAGGTAAACCCACGGGCAAACGCTGCCGAGACTTCCTCGTACCTGCCTTTGTAGAAGCTACTTGCTGCCCAAGTGTTTCCATCTTGGTCGATGATAGGCTGCCGGTTGCTGTTGGCATCGAAGTATTCCTGCCACGTAGTGGCTACCGGATTACCATCTTCGTCCTGCAGCCTCAGATCATCTGGAACTGCATCGGTCAAAGTGATTTGCCAATACAGGGGAACATTCTCAATTGTCCCACCAAGCCCCACTACTACTTGTAGCATCGGAATCGTAAAGAACTCCAGTGCTACATTGGCGTAGTAGTGATACATGCCATCAGAAGTTGAGAAGCGGTTAAGCTTTTTCTTTTGGTCAGGCCGCTTTGGCACGTTATCGTTCATATAGAGAACGAGCTTTTTATAGAACTCATTCTCCGTACCGTTAAGGAAGTCAACTGCACCTGATTCCGCATCAGGAGTGACAGGCATGACTAGATATTCAGGGACATGAATTTCAATGTCCTTATACGTAGGCATTCTCTGCCCTCCTAGTTAGAAAGTTAAACCAGCACCAAAGTGGTTACACAAGTTCTTAATGCGTACATAAAGCTTGGCTCTCTGCTCTTTACTCAGAGTCTCTTTACCGATAATGATAAGTGGAGTTCTGAAGGCACCTGTTCCAGCCGGAGAGCCGCTTCTGTTGAGGGTAAATAACCAAAGGTCGTTTACTCCTCCGGGTACACGAATGTTTGTCCCAGATTGAATGGTATCTACTGCTGTGGTGTTGGAGTACACTGATTGGTCAGACCAGTCAGACATATCTCCGATGAGAACATTAGGGAAGTAATCAGGGTAGTTTTCTACCCTACCTCCATTGCCTCCTCCAGTAGAGTTATTGGCAACAGCTAGCTCAGTGGCAGTGCCTGTAGTTCCTACTCTATAAACAGAGTCATTGACGTTCTTTTCAACACCTACTAACACTTTGTAAGTGCGTTCATCAATTTCGGTAAGCACTGATGCAAAGTACCCAGCATCGACAGGAATGGCATCGTCTAAAAGCCCAGTCTCAAGATACGAGCTGCTGTCGCCTTTAAGGCCAAGTAAAGTGCCGGTGGCATTGTAGTCACCTGCTGCAAATCCGTTGTTTGTCAACGAACTGCCCGCAGGACCATAATACTTAAGCTTCTCAGTAACTCCGTCAAAGCTGCCGCCGAGGAACAAGTAAGCCTCTAGAACAGTGCTCCATAGTCCGTCATCTTGCATACCTTGCACAAACTCATCGATGGCTTTGGTGTCTGCTTCGTAGTCCGAGAAAGTACCGCCAGCGTCAGAGAACCTAGTAAGGTAATCATTAGTGGCTGAGCGAAACTTCTGGATACTGAAGCGAGCTTCGTATTTAGGTTTGACAGTACCAATTACTACGTCACCTGTGGGTTCGCCTTCGGTATAAGGGTCTAGAACTAAGTCGCCGGGAACAGAGATGTTAGGAGGCAGAGCCTCTACCACTGGAGCAAAGTTTACCTTTGACTCAGCATAGTTATACCAAGGTCCAGCAGGATTGGTCAGTGTGTTGCCGAGATCGTCGGTGCCATCGGCTGCGAGTGATGCTGGGATTCGGACGTTTTCTAGTGGCGTGTCGGTGGTTGGGTAGTATGGATAGTCCGAAGGAAAATCTGTCACTCCCTTAACGATCTGCATTTCCCTGTACCAGTACGAAACAGACGCGTCCCCTGTGTAGCTTCCGTTTGCCCGATGTCGCCAGTTGATAAAGTTATTTGTCCCACCCATCGTTCCGCCGACTTCGCACCGGTAGGTGTTAGGAGCTATTTCGACGATGGACGCATTAACATAACTTCCGCTAAGCGAAGCGGTGACATTTTCAAAGTCAAACTCAACCGACCCAACACCGTCAGAAGCAACGTGGAGATTGGTTGCCGTTGTTGTGTAAACAACAAACCGAACAGCCCATGATGTACTAGCGAGAATTGGATGCCGTACCCTGTGTTGCCCCGTTGTTTCATCTTCGGTAGCAACTTGCCAGTCGCCGGAAGTCGTTACGGTCATATCTAAGGTTTGCCAGTCGCCATTCGTCGGGTCGCCAAACTCATCCGAATAAAGTGCTTCGTTCCACGCCAAACTGAAACCCTCATCCCAGTTGACGTTTTCCCCAAGCGTCATCGTGCCCCAGTTCGATGCCGCATTGGTGATGTCGAGCCACGTTTGCGAAACACGTTCACGAACACGGGTTCCAGCACCTTCGGCACATGGGACATCAACGACTTTCGTTCCGTCAGTCCAGAATTCGAAATTCGACAACTTACCTTCAAACGGTGCATTTGTGGCTTCCGAGTTTGCACCCAAACGCCATGCGGTCGAAACATTCAACACGCCAGAAACGGTGTCTGAATACCGTTCAACTTCATCGACATATAGAGTCCGATCCCCACCAGAAACAACAAGCCGAACCGTGTGATCAGCACCGTCGTTAATCGAATACGAAACCGTTGGTGACGAACTGTTGTGTTGAAATGACAGATTCCCAGAACTGTTTGTCAGAATTCGGAATCCATCCGTTCCGCTGTCTCGCCAACCGAAAATTACATAATTTGCAGCAGCCCCTGTCGTGTTCACAACGAAGCTGATTTCATAGTCGGTAACGTCGCCGCTAATCACGTTCCCAGTGACATACTGAGAACTCGCACTTGCCAACACCAACGCACTATGTTCAACCACTTCCGGCTTCCACGGACAGATGCCGGTATTGTCAGCATCGTTCTCATTGATGTCTTTCGTCAGATCAGTTGACAAGACTGGAAGTAGCGTTCCGATTGGTTGGTCATCAATAGCTTGGAATTCGGTGATTATTGAACCGGCTTCGAATTGGAATTCAGCACGATAGTCGGTTCCAATGTCTCCGTATCGGTTCATAAAGATTGTACTGCCCCAAGCGCCAGAGATAGTCCCAGTTCTGAAGGTAATGAACAATTGAACCCAGTCACCGTCAGTTGCAGCGACACCGTGAGCGAGGGTTACTCCTCCTTTATTCTTAATTCCACTTGTGCTTGTTGTGTTACTTGTCCAGTTGTACGCGAGCTGGAATCTGTCTCCGGCAAATCCATTTGTGTCAATCTCGAATGTCGATGTGTTTTTTGTTCCCTGCTTAACCCACACCGAGGCGGTATAAATCGAATCAGGAGATGTCGAGTTACTGCCCCATCCAAGTGACGTGTTTACTGAAATGTAGACATGATCTGACAAGCCGGACGTTGGTTGGTTAAGTAGAACAGCCGTGTTGCCTCCATGCCGGTCGGTTTGCCCTCCAGTAAATTCAGAGTTTCCTGACGTTATCCAAAGCCCAGCACCTGTTGGATAATCCCCAAGTGTTAAAGGGATTTGATTTCGAACTGTCGAAAACCCAACAGTGTTGTGGTAGCTGTATGGGATGTCTTGATCGCTGTAGACAGTTGGCGAGTTTTGCCAGATGATGTAGTTTTCGTTTCCTGAACAGTCGATCCCGATCACTTGCGAATTATCGTCAAGGTGCCAACGATGATAGATTTCAGAATCAGGATCGAAATTGGGGTTTGTTCCAGATAAACCAAACGTTCGAATAAACTCTAGTTCGGATGCCGACAATGCACGGTTGACGATGCCACAATCGAACAGTTTTCCGTTGTGATAATTCGACAGACCGCCGCCACCAATATTGGAACACCCGAAACCATAATTTTCATCTGTCGTGGCAACCGTTGCTGACGTTGCAGATGAGGTCGATTCTGAATCTCCATTGACGTACATAATGTGGTCCTGAAGATTGTCCCCGTCTAACACCACTGCCCAAAAGAACCATTCACCAACAGTGCAAACAAGTGACGATTCGTAGAAGTTGCTGTTTATCTCAACACGAAGAACATCTGAAACAGAAACAGCCCGGACAGCCCATCTTTGGCTTGCTGTGCTTGGGTGCCCCATGTTGAAAAAGCTGTTATTCGTTGAAGCGTCACGCTTCGCCCATCCCCAAACAGTTCGGTTCTGCGAACCACTGATTCCAAGATTGTCAATCGTTCCATATTGGCTCGATCCGTTCAGTTCAATCGCATACTTCGGAACTAGGTCACGATCTGTACCCAGACCTACACGCTCGTCTTTCAGAGTATTGTCGGACTGTATTCCTTGGTTTACAAGCCATGCACCTTCGCTATTATCTACGGTCAGCAGCTTGTTTGAGCCGGGGATTCCCAGCAATTTGCCGATGGTACTTGGCATGTAAAGGTTCCTTATTCGTCCTGAGGAAGCTCCTCAAGCATTTTTCCAATGACGTAAGGCTTTTCCCCAATAATGATTGGTGTTTTCTTGAAGGTACCCTTTATGAACTGGGTACATTGAGGATTAGCAATTTCTTTTCGCACCTCATCAGTAAAGACAATAGGTGCTCCGACTTTTAATACTCTCTCGTCCTGCTCAATAAACTCGGAGGCTTGCTCAAACGAGTACATTCCAAGGATGTTAATCCCTTGCCAGAACGATGAACGTTGAACACTGAAGAACCTGCAATATTCATCGTTTAGGTACCATCGATCAGCGGACATATCATGAATCCAGGCAGGACCTGAGAAGACATTATTGAAAACTTGCTCAAGTAATGTCTTACTATCGGTGATGGCTGGGTTTTCCTCATAGAACCGAATTAGGTTCTTGCATTCTTCTAGATCATCTCTGCACCCAGCTACCGCGGTATTGAGATCAGCGTTCGCCTGGATCAATACCTTAATTTGCTCTGCCATTTGCTCAAAGGTAGATTTGTTTTGCTCTTTGAGCTCTCGGTAATAATCAATCATTACCTGATGTTCTGATTTCTTGAGCTCGGCCTGCATTTCTGCCTTTACCTTCTCAATTTCACGAGCCTTATCTACTTCTTTCTGAAGGAGCTCATTTTCATACTCTGCTTTTTTCTTTTTGGCTTCCTGCCGTTCCTTGTACCAAAAACCGACTCCTGTGATTATACTACTGAGAATAATTCCCCCAATAGTTACCCATGGAATTGATCCGTCCGGATTTGCTTGTAATGGGATTTCGGTTTGGGCTAGTAGTTCAAACATGGTGATGACCTATATTGGGCCGGCGAGGGGCGTAACTTATTTACTGTTAGGACAAAAAGAATGCCTCGTGCTGCAGGTATACAAAGGTGGGCAACCCAGATTTGATTACAACTGAGTATGCTAGGCAGAAAAAGAGCGAAGCGAATGAGAAATCCGACTTGGTTTTTACCAATAGGGTATCAAGGAAAAGAACATGGTGTGACAAGCGTCGAGCTGTCACTACATACTCTGATTGGGAACCTGTTGGGCGTTCACTACATCCCAGGTGATACACCGGGCTACGATACGTAGCTCTGTATTATCTTAGGCTACGCGAAAGCGGCTCCCGCCTGCTTTATCTCTGTAGGTAGTGGATCCTATATTGGAGAACCTGTCGGTTTTTTCACTTACACTTCGTTCCAGTTAGTATTACTAGGCGTAGCCAGGCTTTTGTTAAAAGCTAGGCTTGCCAGGCAACCTTACGATTGCAAAGCAATACCGGATGACCATTAGATAAGACGTTCGTCCCATGGTCATAAAAAAGGTGTTAGAGCACCGTAAAACTCTCTTGGAAAACACCATATCAACAGGTGTCACCGGGTTACTCCCGTAGGGGTTGGCTGGGTTCTGATTACCACCAGCACTGTTTTCCTCAATCTTACTCACGACCCTTTTGAGCGGGCAGATAGTCACTGGTAAGATACTTGTGACTGTCCAAAGTAGAGATGGACGCTAACATTATACCAATCGGTAGATATTAGGTCAAGCAGAAAACGGAATATTAGAGAATTTTAAAGAAAAAACCCTCAAAGGATGATCCCCTGAGGGTTTAGCTGCTCGTAACATAAGTGCCAGGCTGTGAATAATTCCCAGAGCGTAGAGTTCGGGTCGGTTTGACCAATTTTGGGAATTTTCTTGAAAACTAGTTGACTTATTTTCCGCAGTTCGGTATAATGTAGGAAAATCCCACAAAATGCCATAAAAGCCGGGCCTCTACTTGTTAGTACGCCCTTAGACGAGCAAATCTACAAGAAACCGAGAAATTTCTGTATTTTCTCCATTTTTCTCTAAACTCTAGCTTTGGGTGCTATTTTGTGACTCTTCTGCAGGAAATTAACAAACAATTCGGCAATTGGGACTCTTTCTACGAAATACATGAGTCCTTCATTCGTCAAAAGTTCTCCGAGACTACCAGGTCGCCAAAAACAGGCGATGCTTATGATACCGCTTTAGCTGAGGGGTACATTCGCTGTTGCTCACAAGATCCAGATGTATCTATGGAAATTCACGAGCAATTCGCCCGCATGGTTATTGGTGGTCATAATGCTGAGCGATCCAGGGAAAACCGTCACCGCTTTCGACAAACCTCCCGGGATGAGTTGAATTACCACACCGCTGATGTACACCAAGTTAGAAGCTACCACGCCAAGATTGAAGAGCTGGAAGCTAAACTAAACCCTACTGAGTACAAGGTGGCTATGTATTTCTTTGTTCACGAGTGGACACGCACCCAAATAGCCAAAGAATTGAATATCGATTCACGAAAAGTTTCTTCCATCATTTCCCACGTAAAGAAAATTGCTTAAATGTCTGACGTATCAAATCAGATTCTCTCCGATATCACAGTCTGGATGAAATATTCTCGGTATCTTCCAAACAAGCGTAGGCGTGAAACTTGGGAAGAGCTGGTAACTAGCAACAAAGAGATGCACCAGCGAAAATACCCTGAGATCTCCGATGAGATTGAGGAAGCATACAAGTTTGTCTACGAGAAGAAAGTTCTTCCGTCGATGCGATCCATGCAGTTTGCTGGTAAGCCGATTGAGGTTAATCCTGCTCGGATCTATAACTGCTCATTCTTACCCGCGGACTCACCAGATGCTTTTGCCGAGATTATGTTTCTCTTGCTAGGTGGCACTGGTGTAGGTTTCTCGGTCCAGAAAGCCCACGTACGCCGTCTTCCTCCTGTCATGGGTCCTCTACGACCTGAAGGACGTAAACGGGCTAAGAGGTATCTTGTAGGCGATTCTATTGAGGGTTGGGCTGACGCTGTAAAGGTACTGGTAGAATCATATTTCTACTCCAAACCAGAAATCGATTTCGACTTCAGCGACATTCGCTCTAAGGGTACGCAGCTTGTCACAAGTGGTGGTAAGGCTCCTGGTCCCGAACCTCTACGATTATGCCTCACGCATATCAAGAGTATTCTTGAAAATGCTATCCAGGAGCGTGGTCCTGGAACAAAGCTGAAGCCAATTGAAGTACATGACATTATCTGCCTAATCGCAGATGCTGTTCTGGCTGGTGGTATTCGACGAGCCGCTTTGATCTCCCTGTTCTCCAAAGACGATAAGGAAATGCTGTTTTGTAAGTCAGGAGCTTGGTGGGAAAAAGCACCATGGCGAGGACGTGCCAACAATTCTGCTGTTTTTGTTCGGTCTCGGGCCAAGAAAGAGGACTTCGATGACTTTTGGGAAGTCGTCAAGAACTCTGGATCCGGGGAACCAGGAATCTATTTTACCAATGATGCGAGCTGGGGAACTAATCCCTGCGTAGAAATTGGTCTCCGTCCATTCCAAATGTGCAACCTGACTGAGATCAACGCAGGGTGTATTGAAACTCAGGAAGACCTAAACAATGCTGCTCGGGCAGCTTCGTTCATTGGTACACTGCAGGCCGGCTACACTGATTTCCACTACTTGCGTGATGAATGGCAAGAAACCTGTGAGAAAGATGCGTTGATTGGTGTGTCAATGACAGGCATTTGCTCTGGCAATGTCTTGAGCTTGGATACCACAGAGGCAGCCAATGTAGTAACTCAAGAAAATGCACGAGTAGCCAAGCTAATTGGAATTAACCCAGCTGCTCGATGCTGTTGTGTTAAGCCAGCCGGTACCACTAGTTTGACATTGGGAACGTCATCTGGAATTCACGCTTGGCACAATTATTTCTACCTTCGACGAATTCGTGTTAACAAGAACGAAGCCATCTATAAGTACTTGTTGAGGCATCATCCAGAGCTTGTAGAAGATGAGTCGTTCGATCCACTGAACACCGCGGTAATCACTATTCCTCAGAAGGCTCCAGAAGGGGCTATTCTGCGACATGAAGCTGCCCTTGAAACATTGGCACGGGTCAAACACTTTGCCACTTCCTGGGTTAAGCCTGGTCACAGAACTGGAGTTAATGGACACAACGTAAGTTGCACCATTAGTGTCAAGGACGATGAATGGGACTCTGTTGGATCCTGGATGTGGAAGAATCGAGAGCATTACAATGGAATTGCTGTTCTTCCTTACGATGGTGGTACCTACGTACAAGCTCCATTCGAAGATTGCGACAAAAAGACCTTTGAAAAGCTATCCAAGTCTCTCACAGCTATTGATCTAACCAAGATCAGGGAAACTCAGGATAACACCAACCTAGCTGGAGAGATTGCTTGTGGACCACAAGGCTGTGAAATTAAGTAAGGAATTTTTACTTTCCCGCGGATCTTGCTGCGGAAATCAATGTTCCAATTGTCCATACGTGCCGCGGCACGAGAAGGGTAGTACGAAAACAAATGAGTGACGAACCAGTGATCTATCGATGTTTTTTCAATCGTAGACAAAGGCAGTTTATTGACTGTGATCATGTTTTTTCCAGCATCAAAGATTCTTTAGCAGAAGCTGGAATAAAATTTACTGAAGTAGAAAACCAGACTCTCTACTTTCCAGTTAAACACACTCAAGTGGAGGACCTCAAGAAACGAGGAATCTTTGTTGTTATGTATGAACAGAATTACTGCATTGCTACCCAGCAGTTGGTATTGGACGTTCATTCGACTGAAAAGACTCCAGAAGAAATCGATGAACTCACCCAACATCAGATGACATCGATCATGATTTATCAACGTATCAACTTCGAGCGAGATCTTTAATGAGTAAGCCTAAGATTCTCTTGTTTGATATTGAGACAAGACCTATGACTATCCATTCATGGACTGTCTGGAAAGCAAACGCTTTGGAGGTTTTGGAGAATGTCAAACTTATGTCAGTAGCCTGGAAATGGTTTGGTGAAAAGAAAGTATACTTTGCCGGCCTTCCTGACTATGAGCTGTATGATGACGATCCTTCAGACGATTATGCTGTTGTTCTTGAATTAAGAAATCTCTTGGACGAAGCAGACATCGTAATTGCCCACAATGGAAAAGCTTTTGATATCCCTAGAACTAACGCTAGAATGGCTGTTCATGGAATTGCTCCACCGAGCCCTTACTTGGTAATTGACACTCTTAAGGTTGCCAGAACCTTCTTCAAGTTTGACTCCAATCGTCTTAACGATCTTGGACAAGTACTAGAAGTAGGTAAAAAACTACCTCACACAGGTTTTGACTTGTGGAAGCGTTGTATGCAAGGTGACCCGTCTGCCTGGAAGTTGATGAAAGACTACAACATTCAGGACGTCCAGCTTCTGGAAGACGTTTACGTAAAACTACGTCCGTTCATCCAAGGTCACCCAAACATGGGTCTGCACTTCGAAAACATGTGTTGTACCAACTGTGGTTCTGAAAACGTACAGCAGCGTGGGTATAAGCACACTAGAACTCGTAGGTACAAGCAGTACGTGTGTAACGACTGTGGTGCCTGGTGCCGACATCGCCTGTCTGAAAAAGAAAACCTTCCATCCTTGACTAACTAGAAAGACCGAGCCATGCTTTCCGTACCTATGCCTGTCGGCGAGATTCTAGACAGGATCTCTATCCTTACTATCCGCCGAAAACGAAAAGGTCTCAGCCAAAACCAACTTGAGTATTTGGGAGATCTTAAAGAGGCTGTGCGTCACCTTCGTAACTGGGAGGAGTTGTCTGAACAGGTGACTCTTTTGAATCATTACAACGAACTGCTCTGGGAACTAGAAGATCAGATCAGATCAGTTATTGATCGAGACACTATTGCTAAGACGGCTTTAGAAATCATCAAGACCAATGATTCCCGTTGCGAAGCCAAGGCTCAAATCAACCGTTTAACCAATTCTACTGGTGAACTTAAACAGTACACCCGCGGAGCTCAAAATGCTTAGAATGTGTAAATTCTACTCTCTGGAGCCGATTTCTCCTGAGGTACGCAAGAACTTTACTCTGCCTTCTTGGCCATTTTACAATGGACCTACTGGACCTATCCCACCAGATTGTTTACAATACTTTCAGAAACTGAGAATTATTCACTGGAATGATCCCAACAGCAAAGTGAAGAAAGTACCAAACAGCATCATGGTGCCAGACGAAAATGGATATACACCTGATGAATTACAACCTCCATTGGAAATTAAGGCTTATCGCCACCTGGTTTCGATTGACCTCGACACCTTCAAAGTAGCTGAGATCCCAAAGGAATACCGAGGTGGTATTTCTGATAAAGATTGGCTTGACTTCTATGGTGACTTTAAGTGGTGGTTAGAGTGTAACACACTTGGGACCATTTACGGAATCTCCAATACAAGAGTAAAGTTTGTGATCGATGACAAAACTAAAGGACGCGGACTGCATAATCTCCAGAGTTTTCGCCCAGAGACTGGTTGATGATACTGAGTTGATTGATGAGATTCTGGTTCACTACGAAAAAGTAACCGATTATGCCAAGAAACTATACAAGATCCAGAGTGATTTCCCTGATCTTGATATTGAGTTCTGGCAATATCGATTTTCGGAACTTCAGAATAAAATCGACCTGTTAAAACAACAGTCAGAAGATGCCAAGGCGGAAGGTCGAAGAGACGATAAAAAGTCTATTGACTCCAAACTTCGAGAACTCAAAGGTCGTATGAAACTTGACGAGGAAAAACTTAAGCTTCAAGGGATCAAAGGTCTCAAGAATGCTTGCGTAAAACTAGTTGAGTTTCAGGCAGAGCTTAAGAGGCTATGCAAGACTTTTGAAGCACGGCATTATAGTGAAGACTTCACAGTAGTTGATGCGATTCCCTGCGTAAAGAGGTATCTATGATTCTTTTGAGATTTGCCCAGGCTAGTGATGAAGCCGCAATTAAAGCAATCGAGAACTCATTGCCTAAGGTAGCAGCGTACTCGCCTGATATTCTGGACAAGATAACCCAGCTAGACTTCAAACACATAGTTGTTGAAGTTGACAACGAAGTTGTAGGTCATTGCATCTACTCTTCGGAGCCTGGGACTCAAGATATTCAGATCATCCGTATTGCCGTTCATTCAACTAAACATCGCAAGGGATACGGGTATGCCATGGTTAACTCATTAATAGTGAAAGCCCGGCACACCCATGTCAGTTGTAGAGTTTCTGCAGTAATCAATGAAACCCGACCGTGGGAGCGACTGTTCTTCTCAGCGTGTGGTCTTATCCTAGTTGAGAAGTGCCAGGGTGAGGACGAGTATCTCATGGAGATTTCCCACCCCACTGTTGAAATCCAGAAAATCAAGAAACGTCCTCGTTTCTTGGTAAAACCAGACAAGCAGTCTTGACGTCAAACTAACCTAGTGCTACAATGAGGCCTCAGGGATTTCCCTGTGGCCTTTACTTTTGTTCGGAGTATTTATGAAGACAATTATTTTCAACGGTCCTCCAAGATCAGGCAAAGATGAATGTTGCCGGATCCTTATGGGTCTCCATAGTTTCATGCCAACTAAGATTGCGGATCCTCTGGTTGAGGCGGTAGCAAAAACTCTTGGGCTCAGTAAAGAACAGACAGATTATTATCGGGAAGCTGGTAAAGACGAACCCATTTTTAATGGACTGTCATTTCGAGACATGTTGATCAACTACTCCGAGAAGGTAGCTATTCCCCGGCATGGGAAAAACTACTGGATCGAACAGTGGCACGAGAATGTGACAAAACATAGTCACAGGTTATTTTCAATCTCAGATATGGGGTTTGACCGTGAGCTCAAATACTTAGATGAGAGATACTCCGCGAATGAGATCTGTATTGTTCGCCTGGAGAGACCTGGAAAGACGTTTGAGAATGATTCCCGCGATTATGTCTATCGCTTCGACTACAAGATAGTGAACGACGGATCATTGTCTGATTTGTATACAGCAGTTGACAAAGTTGCAAAGGACTTCCTACAAGGTTAATTATGGATCTTTTTATGGTTTCCGGTTTTGCCGGTCGCGATCAGATATTCATCGTAGCCTTCAATGAATATGAGGCTTGGGATTACCTGAAAGAACAACACGGACTTGATTTTTTCCGCAGCCGTTTTCCAATTATGAGAAAGCTAGACGAAAATGAATGTGTGGAAGTGAACAACACAGAAATGGGAGTTGGTGTATACATCTCCTATTGGCCCAGCGAAGGAATTGTTGAAGAGGAAATGCAACTATGTCTTTAGATGATCACTATTATCACTTAGCTGATGGGATCCTTGAGTATGGCGAAGACTCAGAGGACCGCACTGGTACCGGCACTCGCCGGCGATTTGGAACACGACTGTTTTACCTTGCCCGCCCAACAGAATTTCCTATTCTGACGACAAAGTACATCAGTTTTAAGGCGGTCTACGATGAGCTGAAGTGGTTCTATAGTGGAAGCACAAAAGTTTCAGACTTGCCGAAGCATATTCAGCACTGGTGGAAGCCATTTGCCGACGAATCTGGCGATATTGGTCATTCCTATGGAAAGAACCTGCGTACTTTTCCGGACTACCAATATCCTGGCATCACCCACGACCAACTGGGTGGCGTTCTAAGGTCTCTGACCGAAAATACGACGAGCCGTCGTCACATCATGTCTACATGGAATCCAGGTAGTGTGCCCGACCTTACGCTACCGCCATGCCATGGTTTGGTGATTCAGTTCTACGTTACAAAGTTTGGACAACTCAGGATGCAGACGTACCAGCGATCTGCTGATGTTTTCTTGGGTCTGCCAATTAACTTGAGTCACTATGCGTTGCTTCTCAACATGGTTGCTTTTTCTACTGGTTTGGATCCACATAGTATTGTCTATATCATAGGCGACACTCATATTTACAATGATCACATTCCACTGATTACTGAGCAGCTGTCTCGGGAGCACTATGAGCCTCCAGGACTATTTATCAACGCCAAAAAGTATAACGACCCTCTCGAAACATTCCTGAACATTGAGTTCTCAGACCTAGAATTGGTCGGATATAAAAGTCACCCAAAAATTAAAGGAAACATGTCTGTATGAAAACGTCATTGACCAACGAGAATTATTGCTGCGAGATCATTGAACTGCCGGTTATTGAGACCGTCGAAGGCTTCGATAATCTGGGAGCAGTTTATCTCTATGGATACACAGCATTAGTCCCAAAAACGATGAATCCTGGCGAAAAATGCTTGTTTTTCACTGCAGAATCACAAATTTCAGAGAAATTTTGTCACGAAAACAACCTGTTTCGAGACAACAATCTGAACAAAAACACTGAGGAAAAGGGGTATTTTGAGCCTACTAGACGTGTTAAGGCCTTAAAAATGAAGGGGGTAATCTCATCTGCACTTATTTTGCCAGCGGATTCTCTTCCAGAGGCTAAAGATCTTCCAATTGGAACGCGATTTAACTACATTTCTGGACATGAGCTAGTTAAAAAGTACCAAGTGCCTCAGAATTCGTCAGGTCTTGGAGGAAAATCCAGAAAAGGTAAGGGTACTAAAGTACTTCGAGCGACAACAGAGCATTTTCCAAAGCATTTCGACACCAGCAACTACCACAAAAACAAGAAATTTTTGCCTGAGGTTGGCACCTACTATGTGAGCCAGAAACTGCATGGAACCTCCGCTAGATTCGGTAACGTAAAGGTGAGTAAAGCTGCCCGGATTCGAGACCGCATTGCCTCATTCTTTGGTGTTTCTGTTGAATCGAAAGAATACAAATTTATTGCTGGCAGTCGAAAGGTTGATTTCCTACCAAATATCGGAAAAGTACCAAAATGGCACTCCGATGAGTCTGGAAATGTTTGGGAGTACTGGCGTAAGAAACTCGTTGGTAAAATACCTAAGGACTTTATCGTTTACGGTGAGATTGTTGGGTACTATGGAAAAAAAGAGATCCAGGCGGGCTTTGATTACGGGTTCAAACCTGGTGAATCTGGATTTTTCGTCTATCGTGTAGTTCATATTACAGACAACGGTCTCGCGATTGACTTATCTTGGGACCAAGTTACTCAGTTTTGCTCTCATAACGGACTGTCTATTGTGCCCACTATTACATGTCCGGAGGCAAACCTTGAATGGATTGAAATGTTCATGGATTCCCGTTCAGATACACGTTTGAATGATTACTATCCAGGATTTCTTCCCGTCAAAAAAGTTGACGAGGGTTTTTGCGTACGAGTTGATGGATACCCAGGGCCTCTTGTGTTAAAATACAAGTTTCCTAAGTTTTTAGCGTATGAAACCGGGCAACTAGATAAAGGGATAGTCGATATTGAATCACTCGAAGTGTAAACATAATTGGGTGACATTCGGATTTCCACTGATAACACCTGATGGAATCTTTTACTATCAGAAGTGCTCTGAATGCCCAGCGTTTCGCAGCACTAAACCTCGAAACAAGGAATACAAAAAATGACAGAGCGTAACCCAACAGAAGCCGAAGAGGCATATTCCGGCTTCAAAAGTTCGTTGATCCACACTTTGGCTTCCTTGAATCATATAGTCATTGACGAGCCTGAGGGATACCATGATCTTCCTGAAGAGTTCAGGCAGGCCCACAACCACATGCACTCCCAACTACTAAGTATGAGGCAATTGTGTGACAAAATCGAAAAGGATAATCCTGGATCACCTTAACTACTTGCTTGAGAGCCAGGATTATGATACATTGGTACTAATCAACCTTCGGTTGAGTCAAATAATGACTGAAGTACGAGAACAGATTTACCCAGAGGAAAAAATGGACGAAGAATACTTGGATTTGGTGGAGCAATGTGAAACTTGCGAAGGCTGCGGGCGAGAAACCTGCGAACCAGTCTTTGATGAGGAAAACAATCCATGGTGTAAGCAGTGTTTTGTCTGGGATGAAGAGCCCACAGAGGATCTTGAGCAATTTGAGGACGATTCTGATGAGTGATTCTTCCAGAAAGTTGCTTGAAGGCATTAAGGAAGAGCTAGAAATGCTGATTTCTTGGCCTTATACAGGGTATGCTCGGGCCGTTTTTCAACGTTGGCACTCCGCAATAGAGGAGATTTTGAGTGAATAAAGTGTGTTTTTTGGACCTAGACGGCATCATTTGCAACTTTGTCCAAGGATTGATCGACTTTCATGGACTAAATATCCACCATGATGACTGGACTTGTTGGAATTTTCATCGTCAACTAGGAATGACAGACAACGATCTGTTTGGACCGACTGAGAACGGCACATTTTGGCGTAAATTAAAGCCATACCCTTGGGCAAATAGGGTGATAAACCGGATTGAAGAAAGTGGATACAAGATTATCTTCGCCACATCCCCAAATCAGGATCCAAAATGTGCTTCCCAGAAGGTTCACTGGTTAATTGACCATGGATTCATGGAAAAATCTTCACGAAACTACAACATCGGGCATTACAAAGAGTATTTATCCCAACCTGGGACGATTTTGGTTGATGATAAGCCTGAAAATTGTCAAAAATTCGACAAAGGTCTAGGTAACGCCCATTTGTTCGAGCAACCTTGGAATTCAAGCCGCCCTTTATGGGTCGCTCGCCTCACAAATCTGGATATTTTCCTGAATGACCAAAAAAGTCAGGACTTTTTAACAACTCCCAACGAAATCTGAAGAAAAATATGACAATTGTAGCTGCTCGCAAGTATTCAGACTGTATTTTGTTCTCGTGTGATAGCCAGGTAACCCGGGGTAATCGAAAAACAACGCCACCAAACCTCCAAGCCAAGAAAATTTTCACTTCCGGTGAGATGACTATCGGAGGAGCCGGTCTGTTATCGGATCTCCAATGGCTCCACAAGTATTCTGAGAGCCATGGAGTAGGAACCAACGTAAATGAGTACTCTATTTCTGAGTACATGACAGATTTTGTTCGCTGGATGCGGAAGCTCGATTCAAATTACCAGTGCAAATCAGATTTTCTAATAGCTCATGGTACCAATTTGTTCGAATGCTTTGAAGCAACTTCCGTATTTGTAGTTCCTGAGTATTCTTGTATTGGGAGCGGGCGTGATTTTGCCTTAGCAGCCATGTACCTGAATAACACACCCGAACAAGCCTGTACTGTAGCAACAGCTTTTTGTCTATACTGCCAAGGACCTGTTTCAACCTACCGCCATCAATTTGGAAAGTAACCATGGGATTAGATGTAGTTCGTATTGCAGCCAACGAAGTTCAGCTTGCTTTGAAAGAATTGGAGGCTTGTGATAACATTGACAAGTTAGACACCATCTTCCAACGGGGTTTGGATGCCTGGGAAGCTCTGTCAAATGCCAAGCAAGCCCAACTGGACATGTTTATTGAGGATCCTACTGATGTACGAGATAATTGACGTACCTGCTGAGCGATCCGCCAGCCACCCCATGCGACTGATTAAGGACTTGGAAGAACGTATGCCAAGGAATCACCCATACCGTGACTCCGCTCCTGTTACATACGCTCATGAGACCACACATGGACTTAACTCCAGGCTTCGCAACAAGTATGCGAACCGAGGTAAGGTTAATTGCTTTTACTTGTATGACGGCAAGGCTTTGATTACTGATGAGCCAGACTTTGATCTGCGGTCAATTGCTCCGCAGATTCCTGCTCAACTCCGTGGAAACATCTACCAACTTTACGTTGTCAACCAGGCTCGTAGTTGGAATGACAGACCTCTGTATTTATTTGACGAATGGTCTGCTTATCAAAATGGATGCCTTCTCCGCAATTCTGAGAAACTTGTTGATCGGGCAGATTCCATCACGAGTATGATTGAGATGTCGGCATACTGTGCCTACATTGTATTGACTAAGTTTGACGACTATGGTGTTAGCGGAACGTATGAGTATCTTGCTAGGCGAATGAAGGACATCTATGATGCCTCTGCCGGCAAACAGGCAGCCGCGTCTTACATTGCACAACTAAAGGATACAGATGTCGAAGCCTTTCTGTATAAAAATGGGGTACGCTTTTGATTGTATTTCTTCTACTCGTGTCCATGCTTTACGATGCACCATGGCCTGACTATCAGTTGCCTAAGGTTCATCTGAAAAGGATTTCTCCTAACTACATGGAGATACGTGGAGAAGTAGATGACATTATTGACTTTGTTGAGCGAGTAGATGACAAGATTATCCCTGGCTGGAGATCTTGGCACTACATGCAAATCGCACACGAGATGAGAAAAACTATGATCTACCGTCGTGGTTATCATACGATGTATATAGGTCGCCACTACAAGGTGTTTTATGAATGTCTGACAACCCAAAGATAAATGAGTTTTACGTATACCCCATGCCTTTGAATGAGTTTGGGGAAGGACCGGAAACGGAACCTAGTGAAGTGAAAGGATTTGTATTCCAAGTCTGGAGCGACTGCAACATTACTTGGGGTGAATACTCTACATGGAGGGAAGCTGAATTTAACGCCGCTCGTTTGAATCAGTTAGTTAGTTTGTTTCATTCACATAAGGCTGTCTATGTTCAGCTACGCCCTACTGATGGATTTCGCTTGTCTCCCAGAAAGATCTTGAACATCCATAAAGGAATGCTAACTATTGAGATCTGGGAACGAGAAATGCACCTTCCCTTTGACAGTTCGATGATTGAATACTACACGCTTGAGCCAAAATCAGGAAGTCCTCAATCATGGTAGATATCATTATTGGATGGGTATTACTAATTGGATTTCTTGCCTGGTATCCCATTTTGTTTTATATCCTGGCACGGTATAAGAAAGAAATAGGACCAGACACTGGTATACTACTTATGCTTGGAGGGTTCCTCTGGCCTTTCACACTTTTACTAATTGCCGTGTTTTCTTTGATGGACTTTGCGTGTAGTCTGGGTGAAAGACATAGGTTGCAAGATGAAGAAAAAAGACGTTCGGACCAAATCTGACTTCCTACGACGTTGGCAAAAAGGCGAATTCGGTAATCGCCTGCGAGTCTGGGAAAATATCAATGAAATTGATTGTCCACTTGTTGGCATTAGATATAAAATCCAAGAATCTAAATTCATGGTGTATGGTGTTGCCCGATCTGACGTAGCAGAAAGAGTCTCTGCTATGGTCTCCCAGGGAGCCTCCAGGGAATTATTCTACTTTGGGGAAGCAGCACCTGACGAAGATTTAATTCTGCAGGGAGAACTTCAGCAATCCGTAGGACACTACGATCTGTGTTATAGCACGGTCAAAGATCGAATGCGTGTCGCTATGAAACATCAACAGTACTGCAGTGGTCTACAGGTGGTCCACACCCTACGAAACCATTGTACAGAGGGAAGCTACCACGACCTAATGCAGCTTCTGGAGGACTATCCCGACCACATTGTGGAATTCAGCGTGTACCGCTATTGTCTTGGTGATACTCCTGGTAGAAACACTCTGATATGGGAGGTTAGAAAATACTAATGAAACGAGTCTCTTGGATTTTGTTCTGGGTCTACCTTGTGGTTTGTCTTCTAGCAATACTGGACCTCTACTTCTCAGACCTACGAGTACTCGCAAAAGTATTTTTGGGCCTTTTGGTTTTTAACAGCTTGTTAGGTTTTGTTCCGAAGGACATAACACATGATCGACTACCAACTAATTAATGATTGCGAGAACTGGTGGAGAGACAAAGGCTTCACCAAGGTACAAGTTCCTTGGACTGTTACCCAGCAGATCATGGAAATCACTTGTCCCGAAGACGTGACACCTCTAAAGCTGGAGCATGAGGATGGAAAGTGTTTGATCGGCTCTGGAGAGCAAGGTTTTCTCTACCAACTGAGTAAGGGTTACCTTCCTTGGGGTAAATACGTGACAACTACCCCATGTTTCCGACAGGAATCCCACGATGTTCTACATCAGAAGAACTTCATGAAGACCGAACTCATCATTGTAGGAAATACTTTAAATAGTGTTCTTGAGAAAATGGTCGAAGATGCAATGGAGTTCTTTGAACTAGTTTGGGATGGTGTAGAACTAGAAACCTTAAAGACGAGTGGAACATCAATCGACATCATTGGGCCACTTGGTGTTGAATTAGGCTCGTATGGCATTCGACACCACAGGCATTTGAGTTGGATTTACGGTACTGGGATTGCAGAACCACGGTTTTCAAATTTGAGGAGTTGTGATGGGTTATCATAGAAGTGAAATTGTTCCTGGAATTCATGGAGAAGCCTCCAAGATCCGCGAGGAATTCGAGGAGTTTCAAGATGCCTTACGTCAGCAAAATCCTGTTATGTTGCTTGTTGAGCTGTCAGACCTAATAGGTGCTATTGAGGGGTACACCGAAAAGCATTATAACATCACTCTGGACGATCTAGTCACCATGAAGAACGCTACACAGAGAGCGTTTGCAGATGGCACCAGAACACCGAAACCAGTGCCGGAAACTAAGGAATAATCTATGAAACTTCACACGATCTGGGTTCAAGACGATCCATCTGAGGGACCCTGGCTGTACGATACTTGGGATGAACAGGCCCTAGATGAGAATTTTGGTGGATGGGAAAACAAAGTAGAAGCAGCTAAAAAAGAGCATTTGTCTTACCGAATTGTCATTATCGAAGTGCCTGCAAAACCAATAGTTGATTCCTTCAAACCTCTTGAGCTTTAAAATAAAAGGCGGATTATTTTAATGTGCTCCAATCACTTTAAAATGACAGAGTATCAAATATCAGCTCTGAGCCGCCTGGCTATGCTGAGGATTCCGCGGCTGAGGGCAAATTCCAGATTTCAAGAGGTAAAGTCTAGACTTTCTGGAATATGTCTTGACATAGCCCAGGCAATCGAGGACAATGACAGGACAAACTCAATTGCCTGCTCCCTTTTGGAGTGGGCGGAACACGAACTAGGAACAAAGATAGATGCCAACCACCGCTAGATCTCAATGTGTGCCTGTTGAAACCTCAGTTACCGTTTTAGTCCCTAAGGGATATCAAATTGAGGACTATCGCCAGGCACAACCAGGTGAACACTACATTCATGGCTACGTAGTCAAGATTTGGATGGATTCCTGTCCCTCAACTACGATGTTATTTATTGTGACTCGTAAGCCTTTTTGGAGACAAGCCATTCTGGATGACCTGAAGTTTATTTCAGACGAAACTCCAATTCCGGCTCAGATTGGAAAGTATAAAGGGACTTTAGTGGGCTGGGAAGATCACCAGTTTATCATGGAATACTACGACAATGGCATTCGCCGCATTCTGAAAGACAGTCGGATTGAGATCCTAGTAACATAGTAAAAGTGGCTTTCTTATGCTTAGTAACGACTATCGAGACATAACTTCCTGGCTTTTAGAAATGGCTTGTAGCTTGTTGATTTTTTTCGTTGTCTTCGCAGTTCTAGTTGGAATGGCTTTTGGCGGCTTAATTGGTTTCATTTTATGGAGAATTATTCTCGGATGATTTCTAAAGAGTTTTTCACTTACGCAGAGCAGTCCTATGCTCCGATTCGCATTTATCCTGGTGTTTTGTATTTGTATCAAGGCAATGTTGTTCTTCCAGTGGAGGAAGATAGCAATACAAAACACTTGATTTGTTTGCATCCGGAACCTAACAGCGGCAACAAAGTGGGGCAAACTATCAAAACTGTTCGGAGAGATGACACAATTCAGCTTATGTTGCTCCCACCGGGGTACAAGTTGATTCTGGAACAAGAGTGACCTAGTTGTTAACCCTACCTTGTGTATGCGGAGTACACCGGGTAAACCTTTAACTTGAAAGATGGAGAGTAAAAGATGCGAGTTTACGAATTAATGGAGAAGCTATCGAAGTTTCCCAGCGGTGCGGAAGTTTTGATTAACGGTACGTCAACGATGAGTGCTGATATTGAATCGGTTAGCCAAGACTATCCTGATTACCACGTTGAAATCAAATTCGATGACATTGAGTTGATCGACGACGATGACAACTCGATTGGTTTTGTTTCGGAAATAGTTGCAGAGCGGTCGGCGTCCGAAGAAGACGAAGACGAGTAACGAAGGTGAAGTGTGGAGGTGGAAGTGATGAGCGGACAGAGGAGTCAGCCGATGACGACTAAACAAGGAATTAGTGGGTGGTGTACGAAGTGCGGTGAACGGAAGGTGTTAAAACTCAGCGGCCTGTTTGATTCTCCGGTTTGCTACGACTGCATCCAGAAGGAACGAACCCGAATCATTGAAATGAAAACAGGACAGGAGTCAGCCGATGAGTGAAGCCCGAATCGAGAAGACGAAAGCGGACGTACGAGAGTCAATCGAAAAACGCAAAGCTCTAGTGGAATCACGTTACGAGGAAGCAATGGAGAATGCCCGCTACATTTGCTTCGAGGCAAATCGTCGTGATGATCCGTACGCCTTCGAAAAAGCAATTGAAAGCCTGCCGATTGAAGTTCTGATTGAGCTGATTCACAGGAAGACGTCCAGAATCATGGCGGATGACAATTGGGCACCATCAAGGCCAGGGCCGTGGGATCATTTACTAGAGAAGAAAGGGGAAGCCGATGAGTGAAGCGAAACACACGCCCGAATGGGAAATGAAGCTGTTTGATGATGGTGATTTCATTATTGCGGAGGGTCCAGTTGATGAGCTTGATTCTCGTATCGTTGCAGCCCGCTTGGCCTATTCCGACCCGGAATACGGAAAGCAGATTGCCAGTCTTTTGTTTGCCTCTCCCGACCTGTTGGCGGCGTGCAAAGCGGCAAGGAACTATTTCGAAAACATGGCTGAATGGTCAGACATTGACGGGACTGACTTGGAATCAGTCAAAAACCAACTAACGGCAGCAATCGAGAAAGCGGAGGGGAACGGATGAGGAAGCTGTTAATCCTGCGACCATACTTGGCCGTGTTGATGTTGTTCTGCACTATCGGATGGTACGTCTCGTACTTGGTCAACCACGACGATCAATCGTTCGTCAACATGGTATGGTGCGGATTGTTGGCGATTCTGAATCAGTCAGGCGAGGGGAACAAATGACTAAGAAATGCAAAACCTGCGGCGATGTAGCCGGTCCTTGGCATCGATGCCTTACAAGAGCGGGCCACGGACGAATCATGGCGAGTGCGGAACGGACTTTCGAAGCATTCAAAAACGGCACTGCAAAGGTCATCACGGTCTGCAAGAGTTGCAAGCGAGTTGTCCCGACCGATGAGGATGCCCAACGTCGTCGCCAGTTGTGCGAGGAAGTTGTGGAGATTTTACAAGACTGTAGGCAGCGGGATATCGCAATGTCAACGCTTGGGTTCTCTAGCATTGAAGAAATCAACGAACACTACGCCGACCTGATCGAACGGGTCAGAAGGGAGTTGCAGTGAGTGAAACGGAAGAACTGAAAAAAGAAACAACTGAAACATTCGTGGCCAGTATTGGACTGGTTTTCGTAGGTGCAATGCTTTTGATTGTAGAAGGACCACGATTCCATCACGGGTTGATGATCGGAGCAGGTTTGATGCTTCCCCTAACGGCATCGTGGCGTAAACGGGCATTGCTTTCAGAAACCGCCGCAACAGCGGCACAAGGCACGACGGAAACTGAGGAGTAAATAATGGGCGTAGACGTTGAATTGTACTTTGAGCAAATTAACGATCTTGAATTTGAATCCGACTCGGGTTCAGCCGATTGTTATGCGTTTAATTACGAAATGATTTTGACATGCAAGATTGATGGGCAAGATTTCGAATTTCACAAGACATTCAGTTCCCCTGTCCAATTTCGTGTCGGTGACTATGTTTACGTCAGTGGGCTAGAGGAAGTTTCTGTTACCAAGGTTGTTTGGTATTTGGACAAGCCCGGCAATGCGTTTATTGAACTGGCTGAGCAGGACTGCGGCGGTATCGTAGAAGACTGGGCTTGCATTTTAGATGATATGGATTTTGTTGTTCCAAGTTTGACCGCATAACGTCAGCCGTCAGCGGGCGGCGAAAGGAAAGCTATGAATAAATCAAACGACGCTGACGCCGCTCCGTTGCACGGCATTGTTATGCGGCTTCGCAATTACGACGAGTGTCACGATGGCGATGTGGATGAAGCAGCCGACATGCTGGAGTTCTTCTTCGGCCAAATGCAGATGCACAGTCCAGATATGGGTGGTCAGCATAGTTACAGGTTCCGTTCCGGCGGCTGGCCGATGACGCATTGCAAAGGGCCGAATGCAGAGGATGCAGTCAGGTCGGCAATTCTGGAAATCAAGCGAGAGCGGGAGTCCGCATAACAGTATTAGTTATTCCCAACTCAGTTGGAAATAACACCCGAATATCAGGATTTTCTCCAGCTCGGATCAGAAACCGCCGCAACAGCGGCACAACCCAAGACGGAAACTGAGTGATGAGTGAAAATACAAAACACCCGCTTCAACAATTCTGGACTGAGAAGTCTGGCTGGAGCTCAGAGCTACATCCTTTACCTGAAATGGGTCTTAGTGAGGGCACACTGTGCATTGAAACATGGAACGCCGCTATTCAGGCGGTTATTGACTCCGTTGACATGGAGGACTGTAACGAGGAGAATGAAGAGAAGATTCACCGCCTGTTTTACCGCGGAGCTTTTGGATGATATCGAAGGAACAAAGGCTGCAGTCAGAGCTGGAGCAAGTTGATATTCAGATTGCCAACGTACAGAAGTCGATCATGACTACTACTAATACCGATATCCTGTGTGTACAGGAGCACCGGTTGGAAGACTTGTTGGACTACCGAGCCAATCTATCGTCTCAGCTCCGTAGCATTGCTTTGGACAAACTGGTGGCAGACGCCCAGGAAATGGATATGGGGTATTAGTATGTCAGGACTTATTGGACTTGTTGTGCTCATCATCATATTTATCGCACTTTTCGAGGATTAATATGAAGACTGACATATTTGTTAGTTTTGTTAACGGCGAGTCAATTATCATCCAGAATGATACTGAGGAAAAAGCCGAAGCTCTTTTTATTCATTTTGATGCACTTATGAGTAGCTCCCAGCGAGTTTTGAAGTATAATGATGTGATCTACAACCTGGATCACATTGTTCTTGTAGAACTTCGTGAGCCGCTTAACACCAATACTCCTCCTATGTCATCCGACTTTAAGGACATGATATGACCGACTACAAACGCCTGGTGGTTGAAACGCTTGGTGGAGCCTATGGGAAGGTGGCTGTTCGCCGCGGGCGAGGCACCAGTCAAGCGTGGATTTACATTTCAACTGAGCTCAAAGTAAGACCTGAGCACGTTGTGGCGACCGAGAAGGCTTTGCTGGACGCCGGCCACTGTGGCATTTACTACGACGATTGCCAGCCGGCCAGTAACCACGCCTTCGTTTTGTGGGCACATGGAGAGCGATCATGAGCAGCATACTGTGTATTGCCTTGAAAGACAACACCTGGCACGAGTTTGTCTATGATAATGATCGGGAGGCTGAAGAGCTTATGGCGAACATCAACACAATATTAAACAGTCCTTTGGGTTCGGTAGGCTCGATTTCCTTGGAGGGGGAGACTATCGCCTTTAAAGATATTGAGAGTCTTGCTCTTAAGGAATCACCCAAACCAAGGCAAAGCCTGGAAACTTTGCAGTTTATCCGTAAGAAAATACTGGATGACATCAATCGGTATAGTTTGGACGAGACGCACTGTAAGGAACTGGCTGATTATTACGAGAGTACTGGTGACGATAAACATTCCAAGTTACTCTTAAACCAGGCGTACCACGTTGCCTGTGCCCGCCAGCTTCTGCAAATGAGGCTAGAGCTCATTGAGGCAGATCTGTTTGCCTTGCAGGCTGAGGGGATGTTCTAGTGCACACGAGTATTGACATTTGGCCGAGTCACCTGAAATCTTTGGAGGCGAAGCTCCTGTCAAAGGCCGCCGATGAGACTAAAGAACTTCGTATTCTTGAGGGAACAATTCGCTGGTTTGAGGACCGAGCTCCCCGGGAAACCTGCGACCTGATGAATCTCCAGGCCGGCATCATGCGGGAATACATTGAAGTTTTGAGGAAGCGGGCTGAATTAGTACGTAAGCAGCTAGACACCTACATGCGTCTAACAGACGACCAACGACAGACTTTTAAGAAAAACCGGAGGATGGGATGAACTACGGACTTACTGTTTACTTCAAAGACGGTACACACAAGACCTTCCTGTGCCGAGAAGACACCGCCGAAGCTGCCAAGGAAATGTTTGCCGATATTTGGACGGCATTCTATGGTGACTCGACCTGGATCAGGATTCGTCACGTAGCTATTTCACTGGATAACGTAAGTAACATTTGTGCAACATACTGGAATGGCTCAATCCGTACCCATTTGGATGAGGACATGGTCGTATGAGGGAATTTGCCGTAAGTGTTACCTTTGACAACAAAACTGCCCGTGTGGTCTATGCTCCCGAGGATACCTACGAATCCGCCAAGAAAATGCTGGATGACTTCTGTATTATCCTTGCTGACAAAGAGGACTACTTTGGCATCGAGAACACCATCTACCGCAAGGACACCGTACGCAAGATAGCCGTGAGCTGTGTTACGGGTGAAAAGATGCTTCGGTACGACTACGACGAGGTTACCAAATGACCCGAGTATATTTTAAAGGCCCGTTTGAGGCGGAGATGGTTGAGGTTGCCCGGCAATGTGGAGGTGAGTTGCCCAGTTACCTCATGCTCTACCGCGGTAATGAATCCTGGTACCTAGGAGAAGACTTGTACTATGAGATCGATGACTACCGTCTAGTTCGAGACCTAGGAGACGTAGCCGTCTATGAATACGTGGGAGTCATGCCCGTTGCTGCTCCTCCGAGATTCCAGAGAGTGAAGATTGACCTGGAAGGTAGTGATCCACAGGAAAGCCTGGAATCGTAGGAAAGCCTTGAAAGCCCTGGAAAACTACAAGAAAAAAAAAACACAGGAAAAAAAAATAGAGAACGCAAGAAAGCACAAGAAAAAATAAGGAAAAAAAGAGAGAACGGTTAGTGTAGACCCTGCCCAGGGGTGAAACCGGACATACCCCCGGGGGTCGCGGTCTCGGTCCCTGTCCTCCTAGGCGATTCTAGCCGCCTGGGATCGATTCTCATGAGCTCCTAACCGCCCGGGCTATCCCGGGCGGGATTCTATCGGGATCCCTTACGGGCTAACCTGTGGCCCCATGTCGCCATAGCTGAGATCGGTAGGCAATCGCCTGATTGTACAGTTTGACATAACCAATTGGGTGATCCCAGGATACCCGCTCGGCTAGTTGGCGGGCACGGGTAGCAACCGGGCGGGATAGGCTCGCCCGTAGCTTGTCACACTCCTCTAGAATCTGATCGGTTACCTGTAGAATCTTTAGGTCACCTGGGATCCCACGACAAACGTATACTTTCGCCCGTTCTGCTTTGATAACCTGGGAATAGTTCTCACCGTTCCACTCATAACCGTATACGGTACCTTGAAACCAGGTTAGTTTGTCGCACGCGTATTCTCGCCCGCCCACCCGGATAACCCAACCGTATCCGCGGTTGTTTGCGTCGAGTATATCTGCTTTTGTGATTCTACGATGCGATTGTCGGATTCCCATAGCTTTAATCTCCTAGGAGGTTGTTCGGTTGTTCTGTCGGTTATCTTACCGCCCGGGCGGGCTAGTGTCAACTAGGATTCCCGGTTATTTGCTGAATTGCCCAATATAGTAACAGGCGGGCGGTCTCGGTTAAATAATCCGCTCCCAGGACGATAGTAAGCGTAGCAAGCAGCCCCTGCCAATATTCTCGATCAAACATAGGTTGTTTCCTCCTAGGAGGATAATCGGTTATTCGCCCGGGATCCCTTGAGAATTATTCCCATCCTGGACAAATTTTTATTCTATCGTCCTGCAATCCGCCCGGGTTACTCGCCTGGAAGTATGGAAGGAATCCGCCCGGGTTAGGAAACCTAGCTTGCCAATAAAATCCTGACCGGTTAGTTGCTGGGAGCCTAGCCCGGTAGTATCGGGTGGCAGGTATATTGTCCACCCGTCAGCATGATAGACAAACCAGCTATTGAGATGACCTAATTGGCCACCATGGAAAACCAGGCTATCAAAGTTAGAAGGCAATTGCATAATCCCAGGGCTCCTAAAATCCGTGTACAGTTTCGGTTGGCGGGGTAATGTTGGGCGAGAATCGGCTAGTGTGGGCAATTACCATCTTACCACCCGCCCGGCGAACAACTACATAGGAGGGACAAACATAGGCGATCCCAGGGAAGTATAACCCGGGCTCCACTCGCACGAGGGTAACCCGTTCTCCCAGGTTAGGAGATGCCGGGTTATCCCGATCCGGGCGAACACAAGTTAGCTGCAACGGTATCCTCAACATAATGTTATATCTCCTGGGAGCCCCTACCGATAGGGGGATAGGTAATTTTAGGTTGACACTTGGTATTTTGCTGGGTACACAGGCAGCGAGAGAGAAAGCAGTCTAAAAAATAGGAGCCTAGGAGCCTAGGAGCCTAGGAGCCTAGGAGCCTAGGAGGTTATAAGGGATCCCACTATAACATAACCTGGGAGGCTATTCTATTCTAATCCCCCTGGGATATTCTCCTAGTAGTTGTTCGCCCGTTCGCCCGTCCTGGGATCCCTGGGAATTATTCTCCCAGGTTAGGAGGTTAGGAGCAAAATAGCCCGCCCGGGATCCCAGGCGGGTTAGTTTCAATCCTAGCACTCAACGGTTAGCATTCTCAGCGGGTTACCCTGGATAACATAATCCTCCCGCCAATGAGCTGGAATAGTTGAGGGATACCGCGGGTTTACGTCTCCTAGGTCGCTCGTTTCCAGCTGAATAACGGTTGGGTCTGGGTGATTGCACTCGGTCTCAATTTTCACGACTAATAGTCGCCGCCCATGGTAGTGTATAACCTGATTTTTTCGAACGTTTACAATGCTGGTTTCGGTTGTTTGCTTGGCCATGGTTGGGCTCCTAGGCGGTTAGTTGGTTGTTCTGCTTTTCAATATATCGACCGCCCGTCCGCCCGTCAATACTAATTCAAAAAATAACCTGGGAGCCCGATAGAACAACCGCCCGGGATCCCAGGTTATACGCTCCCAGGTTATGAGACCAGGGAGCCCGTTCTGTCGGCTATAGGTCCCAATGGGAACCGGTAACCGTACGCTTGCCAATTTCGATATTCATGCATGATTGGAAAGAAACCTACCGCCCGTTCAAGCTTAACTTGATAGCCTACCCAAAGACAAGCTTGTGTTTGAGCGTAGGTTAACCCGTGCACGCGGGCTAGTCGTTTGATAGCCCGGGTTATCCGCCCGTAGTTGTCCGCTCGAAATAGTTTTTCCTGGGGTACCTTGAATATTTTTCCCATCCAGCTATCGAGCACGATAGCCCGCCCGTTACCAAGTAAAGCTTGCTGGAAAGCGGAGGTTTTTCTCCCGCGTATTTCGCCCGTCAAAATGTAGTGTTCTGTGGCAATGATCACATTGTCCATGGCGTCAAGATAATTGGAATTGCCCATGACTTCAAATGCTATGCGGATATTACGCTTTACCGATACTTTCGGGCTAGTCGTGGCAATCACGCCAGCGAGGTTAACGGGATCCCACCCGTTTAAATCAGCAACCGTCCGGAGCTCATCTTCCGCCCGGGAATACCATTCCCGCCCGGTCTCGCCCGCCAATTCTATTAGCTTTGAATACATTATTAGCTTTCTCCTAACCTGGGATCCTCCCAGGATAATAATGCGAAAGAATAGGAGCCCGATAGAATACCGGGCTCCCAGGTTAACCGCCCGTTAGATACGGATCTCGGAACGGTTGCTGATATCCCATATCGCCAATTGACGGTTATATCTTCCCACCCGGATAGCCTCGGATAATTCCGGGATCCAAATAGATCTATCTAGATACAGCTGATTGGAGTCAATCCAGCCTCCCAGGAAACGTTCGCCCGTTCGCCCGTCCTGCAACCAGTCCAGGTTATCCCAGGTGAATCGGAAAACATCGGCGACCGAGAATCCGACGTCAATAGTTTCTCCGCGGTAGTTTACCATGGTTTGACGTTGGAGGATATCGCCTCCAATCATGGAAACGAGATAGCCCGTTTCTCGACAATCCCAGGGAGCTACCGAAAACCCGCCCGATCCCAATTGACTAAAAGCCAGGGCGGTTAGGTCCGCGGCTAGTTTCATAGCCCGGGCGGTTGTTCGGCTATCGTCATCCTGGGAAACAAAGCCACAATATGAGGCGAAGCGGGATTCTCCTATAGTATAGGAAAGCACTGGGAATAGTTCTCCCTGGGAGTGCCCTTGAATGCCGGCAACATTATCACGCAAGTTCAACATACTTCTGACTCCTCGAAAGTTTGAAAAATAGCCCGGTTGATTAATTCGCCCGGTTGCTGCAATCAATACTATCGACCGTCCGGGCGGTTGTCAATTGCAATTATGGAAAAATAACCTGGGAGGCTCCCAGGTAAACCGAGCTCCCAGGATCCCAGGATCCCAGGCTCCCAGGACAACCGGGCTCCCAGGACAACCGGGCTCCCAGGATCCCAGGACAACCGGGCTCCCAGGTTATTTTTTGAAAATTGTCAATTCTATAGAATTGACTGTTGACGGGCGGGCTAGTTGTCGATATTATTAAAGCACGACAAACGAACAACCTCCTAACCTGGAAACCTACAATGTATCGAAAATTATTTTCTCAATCTGACTTTGATTCTTTCTGTGAAGCTGTCGCCGAATTAATAGGAGCCCGAAACGTTGCAAATAATCTTAAGAGAATCCTGCACTACTACCAAAACGACTACACGCCAGGGGAAACCGCGGATATCCTGGGAGAATAGGGAAACCCGGGCTCCCTGGGAAACCAGGGAGATTGCCCGCGGGCGGGCGATCCGACCAGAGGGAGGAGGGGGAGGAGATTTTGATTTTTTTCGCGTGCACACGTACGTGTAGGCGGTTAATACGGGCCGGCGTCAAATTCTGGAATAATACCATAGATTAACAAATTCAAGGTTCAGTATATAATACACTGCCGCCGCGGCCCGGTTCAGCTTCAGTTTCCCCAATTCAGCCAGCCGGCCACAAATTTCCAGGTTAGTCTATAAATAGAAAGAGGCTAGGACCCCCCTCAGGCTCCGGGAGCGGAGAAACGAAACTCCGGGAGCTCAAAGTCCTAGCCTCTCATTCAGAGAAGTCAATCAAGTTGTTCATCTTCATTCCACATGTCCAAGACTTCTCGGCCATGCTCTGTCAGCCCAACTGCAGTCCAGTCTTTTGTATCTGCGGTGATCAGCATGTCTGCAGATATCGCATAGGCTATCTTATTCTGTTCCCCCAGTGAGTCAGACTCAAAGCAGGATGTTCGCCCAACCTCTAGCAGATTCGCTGGAACTGCTATTACTTTGTGGGGAATGTTTGGGTCATGGTTTTCCTGTATCGACTCCAGAGGACCAACTGAAATGAGGGTTTCAAAGTCCTGGTAGTGTATCAGGAAGTCCATGAACATTCCCAGGTCGGCGAAGTTCGTATGCTGTACGTACAGGCCAACCCATCGGTTTTGGTCTTTTACGGTTATCCAGGCAATCATAGAATGCAGGACCCCGCTATTAGACCGAAGATTAGACTCAGTAACAAAGTGAGCCACAATCTAGGCGGTTTCATTTCTCGTTTCTCCGAATGTTTTAAAGAACCCCTGGGAATAATTCCCAGAGGGTTTTTTTTTATTTTTTTTCTTCCTGAGAATTTTTTTTTCTCTAGGATTTTTTTTCTCCTGGGGAAAATTATTTTCTCTAGGATTTTTTTTTTCTCTTAGAAAACTTTTTTTTCCTAGAAATTAATTTTTTCCCCATGTGGGAAAATTATTGTTTTCTGGAAAAAGTTTTCTTCTCAGGAAAATTATTCTCCCTTGAAGAAATTGGCAGCTCCAAACCCTTCGGCAATGGAGTCAAGGGAGCCCTGCTGGGAATCATCCAGTGTCGAATAGATGTCCTGGCAAATGTCTTTCAGGCAATTGTCAATTGCTTCGCTGATGGTTTGCAGGTGTGTCAGGGTGCGAACCTTGTGTCCATCGTTGTCTGAAGTCATGACCAGAGCGGCACCATGCTTCAAATGTTCCTGGCCTGATTGGATCCGTTTTAGCAATTCAATTGCTTCAATACTAGCTTTATCAAACATATCGTATTTCCGAAGTGAGGGAAAGTGAAAAATAAGGGATTTTTGGATTTTCTTGTGGGTGCGTCAGAGCTCCTCAGGGCCTCTGTAACGTCCTCTCAAGGTTATCCGCAATCTCATTCAAGTGAGGGTCGGAGAACTCGTCTCCGATGTTCCTGGACAGCTTAATGACAGCCTGAAGGCAGGTGTCATGGTTTGCATCGTCAGCCTCGTATCGGCAGACTTCATTCCTAGTTCTGACAACATCCGTCATTAGAGCCTTTGGATCCGCCACAGCATCCTGATTGCGAAGTACCAGGCTCTCGGCTGAGTCCAACAGTAACTGAAGCGTAGTCACGAGTGTAGACTTGTAGGAGCTCATCTCGTTGATCCTGAATGTGTTGTCCGAGTTGCCGTGCATACGAATCAGTTTTGGCTGCTTCCTGTGCCATCAGGATAGCTGCATCGTGGTAGTCAATTAAGCATTCCACAAGTTTCTTTTCCACTTGAGGAACTACCGCCGAGAAATCGACAATCTCAGAATCCAATGCTAGGTAGATCGAAGGAATCGACTCGACCAGCTCTTCAATACGTTCTTGGATCAGGTCACGATTAGACATTCGGTTTCTCCCATGTCAGTAGTGTTTCTTTTCCCCATTGTTCTTCCATTTCTGAAAGATTCTCCTGCATCGTCCGCATCTCATTGGCATTTGCCTCCAGAACATCTGGTGGCATAAACTTAGCTGCTTCGGAGATTACCAGTCCGCAGTAGTACTTGAGTTTTGTGATGCTCAGATCGTAGAAATCCAGCATTTCCGAAGAATCTTTCCCTTGGAATTCGTTGAGCAGGACTCCTGCCTTAACCATTTCCAACAAAGCTGGGCAAAGATCAACGATCAGCTGGAGATTACTTACAATCTCGGTATCTTGGAGTGTCTTACTCATTTTCAAAGGTCTCTTGGAAGGAACGAAGATCTTGCAAGTCAGCAGCCAGCTGGTCCAAACCATCAACGATACTTTGATCGTCCTGGTAGTTGGGGATGGATCGGACGCCAGCTTCCAGCTTTTCCCCACAGAAGATTGCTGAAGCAACCAAGCTCTGGGTGATATCCTCGTAGCTGTTGGGGGGCATTTTGTTCAGAGCAGCATTGCCCATGAAATCTGCAGCCTCTGAGATGATGTTGAACGAAGTCTGAACGTTGTCTTCGCGTGTCTTGTCTTCCGACATCTGTTTCTCCTAATGAAACGAAAGTAAAAGGTCAGGTAGGTAGGAGTTTCACCTACGATGGGATGGTAATATTCCACTCAGGGACGCCAAAGTCCCCCGCTAATTTTTGTAGCTTACCACACTACTGTCCGCGTTCTACCTGGAGAAGTCACCGCTGGAATCGAACCAGCGTTCCCTCAATTGAGGTGTCCTACCACTGGACGAGGCGACTTTAAAATGCTCCCATCGCATAGCCGACGACAGGAGCGGATAGATTAAAAGTCTATTTGTTTTCCCTCGCAATTGTACAACGTTTAACCGTAAGGTTTAGTCTGACAGGGTTTCGTCTTAGCCTTTGGACAACCTCCCAGGATATTGTTTGCCCCGAGCTGGGAGGGCCGGACTCGAACCGGCATAAAACCCGCATAAAGGTCCCACGGAATCGATTACAATCGCAATTCGTTGTCTAAGTCTCAAGCAATAACCTAAGACTAAATTGTCCTCCTGCCTCCTCGGCCACTGGGATACCTCCCGTTAAAAGTCGGGAGGGTTGGATTCGAACCAACGTCTAACAGGGTGGACGGTTCAAGCTGAGCTTACTACTAAGCCTGTTTGCTTGTATCCTATTCGCCCCACAGGTAGTCAAAGACTGCCTCTGAAACGTGTTGTTCTTGTACGTCCAGGCTGTTGGCCTGTTCGCGAGCTTTCTTCACTGCCTCAACCAGTTTGGTCAGTCGAGCCTGGATCTCACGCTTCTCAGCCGGCGACAATGCCGCGGCAAAGTTAACGCTCTTCCAGTAACCAACCAGGACATCCTCATTGTAGGCCTGAACCTGTGCTGGATGTTTGTCGGTTGCTTCGTAGAGTACTTGCACCTTTGGTACTTTCTTGCTACGAATGGTTTCCACAGGAGCTGACACGTACAGTTCCTGGTTGCTGTCCCAGGTCCAGTCTACGGAATCGCTGAGCTCTGGGAGCTTGTCAACGAAGGTACGTAGGTTGACCAATTGCTTCTCCAGGAAAAGCAGGTAGGTGACCGGGGCATCTGCAATCACAGTCTTACCGTCTATCTCGACATCAGCCGTTGCAGTTTGATTTCCCCATTCCTGGGTAGCTACCACGTCAAAGTAGTCTTGCAGTGGAGCCTGAGCAGACGTCAGGATGTCCCGTACGCGACTCACGACTTTCTTGTTTTCTGCCGGCAGGCGATCACCCTCGTCATCTTTCGGAGTGTACGTTCGACTCAAACCAACGAAGTTGTCGGTTCGCTGTGATGCATGATGAAGTTCGGTCAGGGTCTTCTCGGCACGAGTTTTCTTGCCTTTGAGGACAGCCAGGACTTGGTTAAGTTTTCCCATCGATCAATCTCCTACAGGGGTTGCTGAAATAACGTTTCGGTAAGTGCTAAGCCATTTGATTCGCCAGCCAACTACCTTTAAGTCGTACTTGCCAGGATGAATCTTACCGTATAAATCAGAAGAATCAAACTTTCCTAGCAAAATGTTGTCGGTGTTTTTGAACGTCTCGCCTTCGGTGTAGATCAAGTAGTAGCTTGAATCTCCGGAGGTAACTCGTTCGGTTTTGGTCACCGTTGCCGTGATGTGATCCATTGTACCGTAGGCTTCAAAGGCCGGCAACACCAAAACTGCCAAAATCATCAAAATAATGGTGACGACAATAAATCGGTCTGTCCCTTTACCCATTACGTTGTTTCTCCAATGCTCGAAGTTCTGAAAGTTTTCGTTCGTAGGCTCGTTCCGC